AGTAGAAGAAGTAGAAGAAGAAGTAGAAGAAGTAGAAGAAGTAGAAGAAGTAGAAGAAACTTTGAGTAATTTGTTTAATGAATTACTCAAAGAAAAGAAATATATAGATTTAAATCTGAACAAAGATAAGGTTCATAAATGTTGGAAATATTATTCTATTGGATCTACGATTGGAGTGATTGCTTTAGCAGTGTGTTTATCTAAGAAATAAGTAATGTTTGAGAGTATAAAATTATATTATTTATATATTGTCAAATTCGAAGGAGGTTTCAGTTTCAGTTTCAGTTTCAGTTTCTTCAAAGATAACATCATCTCCTTCGTTGTCTTCGTTTCCGAAAGAATTGTCTATAGATAAGAAGTTTGGAGGTATTTCTCCTAGGCTGAGAAGTTTGTTGACTTCTGTTTTTTCGTATTTATGGATGATATCACACTTGTTTTGTTGGAATTCTCTAATTGAGACAAGGACAACATCCCCGACAGCCATTCTGCATCTTTTCAAACTACCACGAACATGTGCTAGAATTTTTCTACTATCGGTGTATATAACAGATACTCTACCGTTGCCTAGAATTTTTTCAATCAGTGCATATTCTTCAAGTTCTTCCTTTAATTCAAGTGTTCTTTTTGCTTTTTCGTCCGGGTGTTTTTTACCCTTCTTACTTGATTTCTTTTTTGTTGGCATTTTATATAATAAATTATGTTTATAAATTATTATATAAAATTATTATATATGTGTTTAATAAAATGTTAAACGCTTTAAAAAGTATTTATTTAGGACCTACACCTACAGAAGACGAAACTAAGATTATAAAGCATCAAATATTAAATAGTGATAAATTACCTAGCAATACAGTGCGTCGAATTTTTCCAGAAGAGGATTTAGCAACAAGAAAAGTTGCTGTTGCAACATATGTTCAAACAGGATATGATGAGAATAAAAATCCTATCAATGATAATTTTTCAATAGTTGATAAAACTGAAATAAAGACACTCGGTAAACAACCGGATGCGATTAATTCTTACACGAATATTATGTCTCCTTCATTATTGAGTAAGAGAATAGGTAGAGTCGACACTGATGTTTATTTTAATGGTATGCATATTCAACGTCAGTTGCAAAATAAATTTGAGTATGAACAAAGAACAGATTTACAATTAATGTGTGATTTGGGTGCAGAATGGAAATCAGGAGACGGTAATAAAGATGCAAACCAATTAAAAGCTTGCCCTGTTTATGAAAGAAGAAGTACACATACTACAGATGATCTTGTTTGGGGACCAGAAGGTACAGACCCAGATTTTGTTGCAAGATATGGATCAGTTGATGGTGCCCAAATGCGCAAAGTATATCCTTCAACAATTGATCTACCGACATTATACGAAAAATGTGAAGCTCAAAAACTTAAATTTAGACAAGGTGTAACTGTTGCTGATCCTCTTGAAGGTGAGGATCTAGAGACACTTGAAACTATGGGTAAACTTTGCAACGATAATTTTAAAGAAACATGCTCAGTTGGAAATAATAGACAAAATGAAGTTTGTCGTGATTGGTGTAATAACGAAACAGTAAGATCTCAGGTGGTTTCCGGTATTAACTCAGATTGGTGTGATTCAAGTCTAACGGACTTTTGTAGGGCAGACAAAAGTAGGTTATTTAAAAGTGATGCAGGAGGGGATCTAGAGTGTTCTCTAAAGTGGTGTGAAGAAAATGTTGAAGTTTGTAATAATGATAGATTAACTTACTGTAAAATGGGAGATAATATGCTTAAAGAAAATTGTAAAGAGTTTTGTAATGATAATGAAGGTATATGTGATCTTTCACTGATAGATTTTTGCAATGGGGATAAATTAAACGAAAATGTATGTAAAAATTTCTGCTCATCAACTGGAAAATGTAGAATTAAATTGCTTGAATATTGCGGTGACTTATCTAGTGCTTTAAACGAAGATGGAAGTGTTAAGGAGATGTGTGCTTGTTATATGAGTGATCAATATTACAAAGATTACTATCGTAAACTTGAGATTCAGATGGGATCAGAAGTAGTTGCTACTTTAGGAAAAAGACCTGTTTGTACTTTTCCACCTTGTTCAAAGGTAAAAGATATATGGACTGATTCTGAAGCATGTCCGGATATTACTGCTTGTTTCAATAAGGTTGAATTAACTGGAGATGGAATAAGTCTGGGTAATTTAAATCAAGACAACGAATGTTCAACGATTATTAATGATGGACTAAATTTACAAATTTGTAAGAATTCTTTATGTGAGTCTGAAGGACAAGGAACTTGTCAAGAATCAGGAATCTGTAAATGTAATGATGGATATACAGGAGATTTTTGCGAGATAGGTGGTGAAGAAGGAGGAGAAGAAGGAGGAGAAGGAGGTGAAGAAGGAGGAGAAGAAGGAGGAGAAGGAGGAGAAGAAGGAGGAGAAGGAGGACTGTCAGAAAAAATTATAGTAAGTAATGGAGGATTTGTAGAGACAATTAAGAAACCGGGTGTTTTTATTCCTATAATTTTAATTATTTTAATTATTTTAATTATCTTTTATTTTGTGTTGAGGAGATCTGGTTAGAATTCTAATATAACTATAGTTATATTAGAATATTAGAATATTAGAATATTATTTACAAAGACTTTGCGTGGTTCTTATATTCTCTTTGAACGTTTTTAGGGAGGTTTTTCCATAGAGAAGTTAGTTTTTCTGTAACTTCTCTAGCACTATTACCAGAAGAACTGTAATCACCCCTTTTTTCCTTACAGAAGATTTGAAATCCTTTTACCTTATGTTTATTTTCTGGAACAGGAGGAGTTTCTACTACTAGTTTTTCAGATTCATAGCGAAGTTTGTCTTGATTTGCTAAATCCTCAAAATATATTACCTTATCTGGATTATCTTCCTTGAGACGTTGCCATCTAATTCCAAGTTCGACAGTGATTTCTTTTGCTTTTAATTCAGGGTGTTCTAATTTAACATTAACGCGTTCTTCTGCACAGAAGAAGAGATAACTGGTTTTTCCACGTTTTGGACCAGTTTTGTCTTTTTTCGTAACTTTTGTTTTCTTTACCTTGAGGTCGCTTTCTGATAGAGCTTGTTTTTCGGCTTCGTATCTGGCTTTATCGGTTGTAGCTAGTTCTTCGTAATGAGAGAACATTTTCGGGTTGTTTTCTTTTAAATCCCTCCAACGAGCAGCAAGTTCAGTAGTAACTTCTTTTGCTTTCAATCCTGGGATTTGTTTGGAAATTTCACTGCGTTTGTCTGCGCAGAAGAATAGATAACTAGACTTCCCACGCTTTGCTTTTTTATGAGAAAGAGTGGCTGATAATTTGTCTTGTGTTTCAGGTGAATTCCAATGCCCTGATAAATCTTCATTGTTATATGTACTTAGAAAAGAATTAACGAATTTATTTATTTTAGTTGATTCCATTTTTATGTCTATTTTTTTACTCTTAAACTAAATAAAATTTGAATAAAAATTGAAATTTTAAAACAAGTTTTAAGAAGATAAACAAAATGGATCAAAATATATATAATGGTTCTCGAGGAGAAGACTTCAAAGCGTGTCTACGCACTGTATTGGAAAGATCCGGTTTGAAGTATAAGTATATTGAGTTGCTTGTTAGTGACGAGGGGATGGCAGTGTACAACACTGCTTTTACTTCAGCTTCTGCAGACGAAGAGAACAACTACGAGGTTTTTGAGCAACTGGGAGACTTGAGTGCCAACAAGTTCATTAATTGGTATATGTATCGAAGATTTCCCCAGTTGAATTGTCCTAAAGGAGTAAAGGTTGTTGCTCGTCTCAGGATTAACTACGGTTCAAAGCAGTCGTTTTGGAAGATTGCCCAGAATCTAGGATTTTGGGATTTTATTACAGCATCGGAAGACGAGCGGTGTTCTAAAATGAAGCCATTACTTGAGGATACTTTAGAGTCATTTATTGGTGCTACAGAGTATTTTCTTGACTCAAAGATTCGTATGGGAGTTGGCTATGCTATCGTTTACGATATCCTAGCTAGTATTTTTGACGATATACCAATTTCGTTAAGATACACAGATTTGTACGACGAGAAGACAAGGTTGAAGGAGTTATTTGATTATTTCAAAAATCTAGGGACATTGAAATATAGCGAGACAAAGGTCGATATGATAACCAATTCAACGGTTTCTCATATTGTAGGAGGGAATACTAGAATTATTGGATACGGAAGTGCGTCTCTCAAGGCAGATGCTCAAAAAGCAGCAGCAGCTCAGGGTCTTAAGACGTTGAGTAAGTTGGGGTATACGAAACCGGTTCCTGAGATTTATGCTATGTTTTCTCAATGTGAATAACAGGATGTAACAGGATGTACTATAGTACTCTTATTCTTTCAAATAAAATTGAACTTAAAGAAAAGAATTCTTTTAGATAACTAAAATGGTTTATAAACAAAAGAATTCTCATTTGGTTTTTCCAGAGTTTGATGATATAAAAGTGAGCACCAAGACCTTTATTAGTATGACTAATCTAACTCTTGATCTCGGGAAATTGTTTCACTTTCTCCCGGTTACTGACTACATAGTAGTTCCTAAGAGACGAGGAAGGAAAAAGAAGGTTGAGAAAGTCGATCCGAATATAGGTATTCTTCCAGGCTCTATTATCACTTTGAAATTTGAGGATCAATTACGTGGAGTAGATCTCAAGAAGAAGAAAGCTCAAATAAGAAAGAAGCGTGATAAATGGTTCAGAAATTCTTTTACTGTAGTTATAATCATGGAAGACAAAGCGATAAACTTCAAAGTTTGCCAAAACGGGATGTTTCAGATTACTGGATGTAAGACCGATGAGCACGCTGAAAATTGTGTTAAATATATTTGGGAATATATCAAGGACGCGACAGATTTATATACATTTTCTAGGGGGGATAATCTTGAAACATTATTAATCCCTGCAATGAGAAATATCGACTTTGGTCTTGGATTTTTAGTTGATAGAGAGAAATTAGCAATGTATATGAGCGTTCAAACAGAATTTCACTCTCTTCTTGAAACTTCATTCGGATATACTGGAGTCAATATTAAAATTCCAGTATCAGAAGACATTTCTACTTTAGAGGTTAAAAAAATAACATATGAAGATGGATGGAAAGAGAAAATCGTTTCTTACACTGATTATCTTTCTTTGTTACCAGAAAAAGACAGATTAAAAAAACTTAACAAGGAGCGTTACAACACCTTCTTAGTATTTCATTCTGGAAAAATCATAATGTCATCAATAAATTCTAAATTTGCGAGGGATACTTACTACTACTTTTTAGAGATAATTAGAACCTGTTACGATAAAATAGAGGAGCGACTAGATGTTGATACTGATATTGAAGAAGAAAAAAAGGAGAATAAAATGACAGAAGATTTAAACAAACCTATAGTTAAATCCTTTTAAGAATGTAAACTTACAAATAAAATGAGTTATTACAAGAACACTGATTGCTATCCAGAAAGAAATTGAATTTAAGGAGTCTATGTTTATTACTAAACTCGTGTACTGCACATTATTTAGAATTTCAATAATCGTAACAAGCATTTATGATAAAATTACAGGTAAGAAGGATCGTATATATTTCTAAAAATATGACAAGCTAAATAAAAGGTGGTTGGGAAAAAGTTCTAGGTACTATGTTATTTAAAGTGTATATAGGATAAATACTTCTTGAGTAGTCTTGACTTTGTAAATAAATTTAAATAGGTAATGTGGTACCTATTTAAATTAAAACGAACTAATTAGAGTGAGTTTGAAACTAATGCAGCTAAGTATTTTCCGTATTCTTTGAATCCCTCATATGTTAGATATGTATAATCTTGTTGTAAAAAATGTGTGTGATTTTGTAAGAATACAGATGGGTCAATTAATTTATCATTAAATTCTTTAAGAGTATTGTATATAATTTCTCTGTTTTGAATAGCGATTTCCGGATTTTTATGAACGATATTAGGTCTTACATGACATTAAAAGAATATTTTTGAGTCTTTAGGGCAAAGATTAATAATAGTTTGAAGATCGTTTAAAATTTCTTGGTGATCTTGTTTATAAGTAACTTGTTGGTGTGGAGTTATAGTATCATTTTTTACTTGGTAAGATACACCCTCATGTTCCAAATTATATATCTTAATAGAGCAAATTTCAAATATGAATAATTTGCAACTTTGAAATTTATTTTTAAGTTGCAAAATATATTTATCATGTTTTTTTACTTAGTGTGGGTATTGAGGAAAATGCAAAGGTGAATAACAGTTAAAAAATCTTTCTAATATTACAGGAGGAAGAGTGATATCACCTTTTAAAAATTGTATATGTTGTTTTGTATTATGAAGGTACCCTAAAGATTTCGGTCCATAATATTTATCTATTTCGTGAAGAACTTCTACTTTCATATCACCTAGACAACGTAATATTCTGCAACTACCACTGCAAAAAATCATACTAAAAATATGATTTTTGTTTTTAAATATAGAATTGTTATATAAGAATATAACAATTAAGTTAAAATGAGTAAATATCAAGACCCTGAAAATCTTCCTGAAATTATGGAGCGTTTAAAAAATCTACCAACCCTTAAAGAAGTGATGGAATTAATTGATGAAATATTCCCTACTTGGTTTGTGTCTACTTTACCTAGATACTCATATGACTACGAAAGTATTCAAAGTAACTGGGTTAGTGTTGCGAATATGGCAAATGTATCTACAACCCAGATTGTAATTGTAGATGATATTGTTTTTGACGACAATCATAATCTCATACGTTCATTTTCTGAGCTTCTAACGTGTTCGGGATTTTCTGTAAGGAGGAAGGGGGAGATTATTCCGTGTGAAAAATGCGGAAATGCTCTTCCAAGCAAAGAAATGTATGATGTGTATTCAAAGGTTCAGGATGAGAGTACTATCGTTCTTCCAGAGAAGTGGGGAAATAAATGTATAGATTGTAAGAGTTAATCTTACTTTCCTAAATTTGTTAAAGCACGTTTAACTCCAACAATTTGTCTATAACAATCATGAACAGCATGATGAGTGTTATCTTGTGGGAGACTATTTACTGATATTCTTCCAATATCATATAAAGTTCTTGTATCTCGAACATTCCAGAAAGCCCATGGAGGAGTCATATCATGAGCACTGTAAGCATTATTTAAAATCGTTACATCAAACACTGATCCGTGCCCCCAAATAAATTTTGAGTTTCCAAACCATTCAGAGAACTCTACAAGAGCCTGTTTTATAGAAATACGATCTTTTTTTGTAAAAACCTCGTATTTAGCATCTTCATTTTGTTTCATCCACCATTCGATAGTTGATGGATCTATATGTAGTCCAACTTCTTCACATGACTCTTTCGATATCCGATGATAAAAAGTATCACATTGATAGAGAGGAGGTACTTCATCCCCTCTTGAGAATTTTATAGCTCCTATAGTTAATATACATGCATTAGAACTCGTTGACAGTGTTTCTATGTCAAGCATAACATCTTGTAAAGTCATTTTATTTTATATTATACTGTCATGTGCTTAAATATAAAATAGTATTTTTATAGTTTTGTCCATTTCGCTCCACCATTTTCTTCCTGTAGAGCAGCAAAATCTGTGTATTCGGTTCTTTCTCCAGAAGAATATAGATTTTTTAATTTAGGAATATCGACTTGTCTTTTAGATACACCAGTACATACGCAAAATTTTTCCTTGCTTTTGCATTGAGAAAGCAATACTGAAAGAACTATTACTATAATTAATAATACAGTGATTGATAAAAGATACATTTTATTATATACGAGATATTTTAATTTAATCTATATTCTCCTCCTGCCTTTTGAATTATTTCTAACTCTTCCATAAGTTTTTTCTTATCTATTCCAAGAGATTTGAGAGTGTCGGTAAGAATTTTATCTTTTTGCTCCTTCGGACATCTATGAATCTGTCTTTCTTCAATTTTTGATCTCAATTTTTGTCGAAGCTCTTGTCGATTTTTTTGTCTATCCATTTGTATTATAAAGATGAATGTGTTTAAACTGTAAAAATAAAATTGATTTATAAAAACATTACATCTTTAATTTATAAACTATAAATGGAAGAATTTAAGGAAACTGTTAATATTTACCTTTCTAGTAATAATAAGGAAAAGGTTCTTGATGGATCATCTTCTTATGAAAGATATATTATTGTTATGAACGAGACTTTACAGGTTGAGAATAGGGAGTTGAAAGTTACTATAAATAATTTAGAGTTAACAAATGGGGAACTTGAGGATGATAATGGTAAGTCTGAGGTATCTAAAAGGTATACTATCGGTCTTCTTAAGAATTTTGCTGAGATCGACAAGATGAGGAAGAAAGTAGTAGATAAAGAACTTAAGATAAACAACTTTAACAAAAGGTACGTAAATGCGCTTCAACATAAAGCAAAATTACATCTACGGTATCTACAGTGTATTTTATTTACACTATTTGCTGTAGTTTGGGAATTTGGATTTTTTAGTTTAGATATTTTTTCTTTTATTTCGTTATTAGTTTTATTTATTTTGTCTTTTATTGAAAGGTTGGTTCAATATATATCTCTTCCACTTCACGAAACTGAGGAAAATATTATTGAAGAGTTGCTGATGGAAATAAAAAAGATTACGGATGCCCAGGACTACTTACATGAATATCTTGATGCTGTTTAGAAAATCCGTAATTCTGAGAACAAGTAAGATAATTGGAATAGCTATTTTTAAGTTATTTATAAATAACTTAAAAATTTAAATACACTCTCTTACATAAAATAATTGTTTGCAGTCGCAAAGATCCCAATTAATACATCTAAAATAAGTATAACATATGCTTTACGATTTCCAAATAAAGCCAAAAGACCAAACATAAAATACATTATAGAATGAACAATTCTATAATCATTCCACCAAACCATACCTTCACCTCTTATTGAACCACTCTGACTTTTATTCAAATATTGAAACATAAAACCAGCAGAAATAACCATCCCTATTACCCCAAAAACCTTCAACCATTGAGTCGATGCTTTGTAAGCTGCAAACGCCATTAAACTTCTAAATCCTATACAAACTGTAAAAAATACTATTATTGCGTTTCTAGTAGATATACCCATTTATAATAATAAAGTATAATAATAAAGTATAATAATATAATGCGATATGAAACAAGTTATAATGTTTTGAAGAAACTGATCTTAAATAGTTATTTCTTTTCGAATTTATAAATAAATTCGAATTTACAAATAAACTTTTATAACAGAAGTAGTTATGAACAGTGTTAAAAAAATCGATAATTTTAATATTAGATATAATATTTTAGAACAGGACCAAGATAAAATAAATTGGAGAGGATTATCTGGTAATCCAAATGTGATCCATCTTTTAGAGCAGAACCAAGATAAAATAAATTGGAGAGTATTATCAGGTAATCCAAATGCGATCAATATTCTAGAGCAGAACCAAGATAAAATAGATTGGGAAGGGTTATCTCAAAATCCAAATGCGATCAATCTTCTAGAGCAGAACCAAGATAAAATAGATTGGAGAGGATTATCAGGTAATCCAAATGCGATCCATCTTTTAGAGCAGAACCAATATAAAATAGATTGGTCGAGATTATCAGCTAATGAAAATGCGATCCATCTTCTAGAACAGAACCAAGATAAAATAGGTTGGTTTGTACTATCAGGTAATCCAAATGCGATCAATCTTTTAGAGCAGAACCAAGATAAAATATGTTGGTCGAGATTATCAGGTAATCCAAATGCAATCAATCTTTTAGAGCAGAACCAAGATAAAATAAATTGGTTTGTACTATCAGGTAATCCAAATGCGATCCATCTTCTTGAACAGAACCAATATAAAATATGTTGGGGAATACTATCAGCTAATCCAAATGCGATTCGTCTTTTAGAGCAGAACCAAGATAAAATAAATTGGAGAGTATTATCAAGTAATCCAAATGCGATCAATATTCTAGATCAGAACCAAGATAAAATAAATTGGTTTGTACTATCAGGTAATCCAAATGCGATCCATCTTCTTGAACAGAACCAATATAAAATATATTGGGGAATACTATCAGCTAATCCAAACGCGATCCGTCTTCTTGAACAGAACCAAGATAAAATATGTTGGTCGAGATTATCAGGTAATCCAAATGTGATACGTCTTATTGACATTATTTTTAAGTATGATTATGAGTTTATGAAACAAGTTTGTAATATATATAAAGAAGAGTTAATTGCTTATGTTTTTCATCCTTGTCGTTTGTTTAAAAATGTAACAGAAGAAACTGATCTTGGAGATATATTTGATCAATGGGAATAGATAAATTAAGAGTCTATAATCTTTTAGGATAGGATTAATATAAACAACTTAAAAATTTCAAAGGAATAATAAATGAATTGCATACTTAATAAAATTAGACAGAATATTTTTATACTTATTCCAATTTTATTCATGGCAGGATATTTCATATCTCCCGAATATCTCTATAATGCTTATTATATCGCTTGTTCAAGTATGTTTACATCGTGTGCCTTTCTTTATAGATTTGACAAACTAGTTTTTATAATGCATAAGAAGCCAACTTATTTTGAGAAGGCAACCATATTTAAAACTCAAATTGAGCCAAAGGTTTATAACAAAATAGAAGAAGATAAACCAGAAATAAAACTTATCAGAGAAGTAGATAACTATCTTACTGAAAAATTTAGAAGATTATTCAAGCATGTTCTCATTATCATTGACTCTTATATGTGCGGGGTACTTACCTATTGGATATTTATACATTTTACAACAGATGAAAGTGATTACTGGGTAAAAAATATAGGTATCTTTGGAGGTTATATTTCTGTTTGTGGAAAGGCTCATGTATACATGGGTAAAATTATTCTTTTCTTTTTGAAGAACAACAAGAGCAGTGTTCACGAAAATGAGATAAGAAAAAGGAGAAGATTAAGTGATGAATTCTCTGACAATAATGAAAGAGGTATTGAACTTACAAATATTAGTCAGAAAGACGAAGAGAGTATAACAAACCCAATTCTTAATATAGAGGAAGGGTATATGGACTATTTTGAAATGGAATTTATGGCAAATTATGGAAATTTTATGGATGAAGAAGAAAATTGGGATGATACATCAAGTAGCAGTAACGGGAAGGAAGAAGAGTTGAAGGAAGAAGAGTTGAAGGAAGAAGAGTTGAAAGAAGAAGAGTTGAAAGAAGAAGAGTTGAAGGAAGAAGAGTTGAAAGAAGAAGAGTTGAAGGAAGAAGAGTTGAAAGAAGAAGTCATTTTGGATATTGATACAAACCCTCCGAAGTCTGTTATGATTGTAAATAAGATAAGAAAAATTATAATGTTTAAGAAACCGAAGGAAATAGGATACACTCCGAATACAATTATTATTCACTACTAATTTTATACAACTTGTATAAAATTAAGATAACTTACGAAAAGCCTCCGATACCGCCAATGATATCGTATATCGGATCATCTCTACGTCTGTTAACCATACCTCTTGTCTTTTCTATTGTCTTTTCTTCGTTTTTAGTATCATTAGGTAACCCTTTTAAAGCTTTATCAAAAACCAATGTACTAGACAGTATTACAAATACAATTAAGATAACTACATATTTAGGTATGGGAGAGCCGAAAAATATTTTAAAAGCAAGATATGTTAAGAAGAAGATAACACTGAAGTAAATTACTAGAATCGTGTTTTTATTAATTTTAAGCATTTATAATATACTCATATTTTATTTCCATTTATTTATTTTATTGCTGTCTAAATTCGGTAAATTAATGAATTTTCCAGCCTTTATCATTTCATCGTAACCAGTTCGTGGTTTAATAAATTTACAAGTACACTCTTCACAAGTGTAAGAGGGTTTTTCTGCTTCTTTCTTGTAAGTATTTTTTACTCTCTCTTCGTATTGACTATAGTTTGGCATTTATTATTTCTAAAGATAATAAATAGTTTAGAATTATTATACAATACTATCTAGTTTTTCATAAAACTCTTCTAAAGTTCCGTTATTCTCTATCACAAAATCCCAATTATGATTTAGAACTTCAAACGTTTTAACAGTTCGTCCTTAAGCTATTTTCATTTATGTTTTTGTAATCATAATATTAAAGTAACGATATCCTTCAAATCATCTTCTACATAATTCCATTTCTCATACCATTTTTCTCCATAAACATCTGTAAGCAAAGCAACTTCGTTTTCTTCAAGCATAGAAGGGTGCATACCAGACTTGAGACTTTCATTAACGTAAGCTACTGCTTCTGCCATAGGAGGGGGTAAGTTGTTGAGAACTTTAGATGCTTCAAAATCAACGTCTCCGTACATAGATTCTCCAATATCCTTATATCTTTGTAATTCTTCGGGTGACATTGATTTCATTGCTGACCTAGTCATAGGGTTATCCCAAAGTGTGTCTTTTGTTGTTTCCTGGTTTACTGTTATTTCTGGCATTTTCTGTATAATAATATGTTTTTAAAATAGTATTACGATATGATGCATAAATTTTTTTTCTTTCCAAACATAATTTGGAGTTCATCGTTACCTCCTATAAGATTCGATCCATTAACTATTTGTGGAAATGTTCCTGAAGGAATTCTTCCTGTTTTTTGATGAATTCTTTCCATCATCTCTTGTTTCGTTTTAGGGGTAACATTAATTGTATTGTAAGGAACTCCTTTTTTGTTTAGAAGATCTTTAGCCTTTTCACAATGAGGGCATCCTACTTTGCTATACATTGTTACATTAGATGTGAGTGCATTTTGTAATTGCTCTTTATTCATTCCGATATATTCTATTTCTAAACCTTGAGCGAGTGTTTGAAGTTCAGCAAGAGATAAATTTAGTTTTGACATTATTATTTATAATTTATATTATTTTTTTTTATTATTATATAATAAAATGACAGATCAAAAAAGTAAAGGAGTTGCCTCCTTATTAGCTTCTATGCCTATTATAGGTTGGGCAGGAGCAGATAAATATTATGTTGGAGCTACTCAATTAGGAGTATTTCAAACTGTTCTTACATTACTTATTATCGGTATGGTTATAACCATACCGTGGGCTTGGATATCATCAGTTGTATTAGTACTTGCTGTTTTCTTAGGTGGAATACCTTATTTATATCCTACTGTTAATTGGGCTCCTGTGTCTACAACAGATAAGGTTTTAGCTTTTGTTGCTATATTTATTTTGTTTTCAGGTTCTTTCGTAAGTAGTAAAAAAGGTAAAGAAGGTTATAAGAAGACAAAGGAGTCTTTTAAGAAAGGAATAAATAACTAAAAGTATAAGAACGTATTGCATCTTATAAAAATGTATACTTGTTCAAAAGAGTATGTATCTAAAAAGAGATACCAAACCCATATTGATCAATGTAATTTTGATTTACAGTCTAATTCTAATTCTAATTAAGTATATTTAGATATAAGTGATGTTGAAAGTGTTCGTTCAACATACTCTGTAGAAAAAGGTACTAGACACTTTAGAAAAAGTTAAACTTAAGTTAGAACTTAAAAAATATTACTAGACGAACTTGAAAGAAATCAGGAATACTTTCAAGAGCAAATATATTCTATTACGGAAGAGAGAAATGAGTTTAAAGAAAGTTTTTTAGATACAAGGAGCGTATTCGTTCCGAATTTGAAAAAAAGATTGTTGTTGAAAAGAAGAGTTTAGAAGATAGAAAATCAGACCAACACAATAGTTTAACTAGAACTATTGAAAATCTCCGTTATAGTCTTGACGAGAAGATTGAAGAGAATGAAAGGTTGAAGAATTTAATTGATGCACATGATTCGTCTAAAGAATAATCATGTGCATCAATTAAATTCTCAAAAGAATACTCTATCTGAAATACTTAATAACAAAGTGAGAGAGTATTCTTTAGATAAAGAAAAATATATGGCTGATACTGAAGATAAGATCAATTTAATTTTGATACAATATAACAAAGTGTTAGAAACTAACAATGTTCGTGTCGTGTTTCAGAACTAGAGATTGTTTTGAAACACGACACGAAGAATGTTCTGAAAAGTTACTAAAGGCAAAGTTAAAAATTACTGAACTTGAAACTGAAATTAATGTTAAGACATAGCAATATAAGCTTGATATAAATATGGTTCAAGATGATATTAAAGAAAGATGTAAGAATGAAGTTATTGAACTAACCAAAGAGAATGAAAATCTGAAAATGGAATTAAATAAGAGAAATAATCTTGTTTAATTAAATTGAAATTTTGAAAAAACTTTTAAGAATAAATTAATAATGGAAATCGCTCTACAAACTTGTTTAGAAATGTTCCAACAAAGAGGATATACTATCGTCGAACACGATGAAGACAGGATTAACGCTGTTAAACAGGATGGAAGATCTATTTGTGCTTTTATGGCAGATACCCCGAAATTTAACGTCAATAGAGTTCAAGAATATATATCTTTTATGAACCAGTTGGATACCAATCATGGAATTATTGTGTATAAAGACAATGCAACACCAATGGCAAAGAAGGTTATTGATAACTCTCAAGACATAATAATTGAACTCTTTACTGAGGAAGAACTCCAATACAACATAACAAAGCACCGTCTTGTTCCAAAGCACGAACGTCTCTCACCAGAAGAGGCTGTTGCTTTTAAGAAAAGTTTTGGTATAAAATTTCCATCTCTGTTAATAACTGATCCAGTTTCTCGTTTCTATGGATACAGCAGAGGAGATATAATCAAGGTTACACGAAAGGATGGTATCATCTACAGAATCGTCAAAGGCGGCGCGTAAAGAATAATAGAATAATAGAATATTTTAAACTCAAAAGAGTTTAAAATAATTTAATTTGTCAAAACAAAGAATCTGTCATTGCTTTCGTAGAAAGAAGCAAGACTATATCCATTATCTACAAACAACTTAACAACATTTTCAGTACTAATTGCAGACCAGTCCCAAGCCTCTTGTTCTTTACCACTCCAAAACCTTAGATCGTTAATAATGAAAACACTTGGACCCATGTTATGTTTTAGAATAACCGTGAGTTCTTTCATAAGAGGAACTCTATCTCTCCCGTTCCAACTACTATCTTTCCCGCTAATATGAGCATCGATGAAAAATACAGCTCCTTCAGTTACCTGAGGAGCAATAATTTCTAAAAGTTCGCTACTATCTCCAAACATAAACTCAATATTAGTTACACCAGCATCTTCTGCTCTTTTTTTACTCTCTTCATATCTCTCAGTATAAATTTCAGTTGTAAATACCTTCTCATAATGTGAAGCTGCTAACATTGTCGTGTCTCCCTTATATGTCCCAGTTTCTACAAAGTTCTTAATATTTGCATGTTTTCTTCCCTTCGTTGCTTCTTGAATTTCTTTATATGTTAGTGAACCTCCCATTTATTAAGAACTATATTATTTTCTTAAATACAGTTAATGACAACACTCTTCATTTCCTAAACTAATAGTTTTATCAAATATCCCAGTAATCACCTGATGGGCAATAAGAATCACAAGCTTACCGTTGTACAACTCTCTTATAGCATTAAACACAACAGTAGTCAAATTTTGATCCAACGATGATGTACATTCATCCAAAAGAAGCAAAGGAGTGTTAAACATCTCTCCTAGAGCTAGAGTATAAGCTAGAATAACACGAGATAATTCACCTCCACTTAGCATATTCAAGTCACACTCCATTCCCTTATACTCTATTTCTATATTAATTTGAGGCTTAGTACTCTTTTTTGTCTCCTTAAAAGACTGAAGTCTTACTAGAATTGGATTTTCTGGGAAGAAACTATCGAGATATAGTTGAGCGTGTGTATTGACTGATAAAATAATATTGTGCATCGCAATGCTTTCTGCTTCCAAAATTTTATCGTAAAGCATTGTTGCGGATGCATATTTGTTTCTGTCTTCCCGCTCTATTACAGAAAGGTCATCTACTTTCATTTTCCAAGACATATAATTCTTATTTTCTTCTTCATATCTTTCATATTCTTTAATTTTTTCTAAAGTATCATCACATTTCTCTCTCTTTTCTTTATTTTCAACTATCAGATCTTCATTTTCTCTAATTATTCGAGAAAGATCGCTCTCTTCTCGAATCTCTCCATACTTCTCATTATGAGACTCCTTTAAAGTTTTCAATCTTCTTTCACAAGTTTTTATCTCATCTTGAATCACATTCTTTCTATTTTCAAACTCTGTGTTACGCTCCTTGTATTTCTGTTGATCTGTAATAAAAGTTCGAAGCTTCTCTTCGGTAAGTGTCTCTTCAACTTTTCCAATATCTTTATCTAATTCTTTGAGATCCATTTGTTGCTTTAGTACAGTTTTCTTAAAAGATGTATAGGATGAAGAGAATTTTTCATTTTGTAAAGCATCTTCTAACACTGTTTTTTTACGTTCTAAAGATAACTGAGATGTTTTATATTCCTTAAGATACTCTAAATCTTCTTGTAATTCTTCCAAATCTGGTCTTTCTTCGTATTTAGATAAAATATTATAAATATCTTTTTCTAGATATTTACGTCTCTCGATTTTGTTTTCATCGTCTGGTATCACCCTTTCTAGAATTCTAATACGTTTTTGTATCTCATCTATTTCCCTTTTCAAAGTATCAATATCTAACACATTATCAATATCGTATATATCTTCTGCTAGATGCAGGTTTTCATCCACGAAACGAAGTTTCTTGTAACAGGAAGGACAAGAAAAAAGTTCTTTTTGCACCTTCAAACATTTTAATATATGTCTTTTACTTTCTATATCATTCCTACATTTACCTAACTCTATCTTATTTTCTTCACACTCTTCAACATTTACACTGCTGTATTTTCCTAACTCCTTTTCCCAAGAGAAAACTTTTTCCATATCAACTATATACTTTTTGGAATCTACAATTGTAGATTCCAACTCATCTTTGCTGTATTCTTTCCATAATGTACCTTCTATTCCTTTTAATTTTTCAGTATAGTCTTCAACTTCTTTCTCCTTCATATCTAATAATTTTTCGAGATTGTCCGAAAGACATTTTTTGAGGGTTGTAATCTCTCTTAAAGAGATAATATTAGCAAGTCTATTTTCGTAGTCTTTCAACACATCATCACCTTCATAATAGTTTTCGTCTTCTTGTACAGAAAGAGTAGATAGTTTTTCTCTTAACAATGATAGATTTTCTTCTTTTTCGTTAGTTGATGCCTTTAGAACACGTAGATCGTTTAGTTCTTCCTTGGTTTTGTCAATAACCTTTTCTAAACGTCTGATTATTATACAACAGTTTTTTAACTTGACCTCTTCATTTTTTGAAGCTTTCTCCCTATTTTTAGGGATACATTTAATAGGGAATGACATTTCTCTAGGTTTTTCTAGTTCGGAGAAGAAGTTTGTTGCGAGTTCTAACTGTGATATAGTTCCGGTTAGAATATTATGTCTATCTGTAATATGTGCTTTACATCTACCTTTGAGTTTTCCTAGGTCGGATTCTTTGAACGCGAACTTTTCAAAGAAAGTGAGTTTATCAAGAGGGGACATTAATATAAAAGAATTAAGAGCGTTTTGTGAGATGTATCCAGTAGTGCTGAATGTATCTCCAAACTTTTTGTTAATAATATCCTGTGCAACGGCGTCTTCATGAACATCATTTACTACAACTCTGTTTGGACGTTTTGTTCTGTAAATTTTCATTCCGTCGAATTCAAGTTGAACAGAGCATGAGAGTTTTCCATGTTTTGCTACTTTTGTTCCAGTACCGAACAAAGCGAATTGAATACCAATCATAACAGAACTATTATGTGTTACTTTAAAATCAGATAAAAGAAATCTTCCATTTCCATCTACTTCAAAACCATAATAATCTCCTTCTCCAATATTATTAACTTGAAATCCATGAACATTTGCTCTATATCTAGGATATAATTTTTTATATTTAACTATCTGATTTAAGTTTTCTCCAAAAATATTTACTTTATAGTATATACCTGTGATTCTGCTAGTCTTATTAACTTGTTTAAATATAGCCATAAATCCTAAAGACAAAGCAAGATATTCAATATCCCTTGCTAATTGTTCTCTTTTTTGTACTATTTCTATCATATTGTTTTTAACATAACCATTAGTATCAATAATACCTGCTAATAATTTTAACCTATTTTCTCTTGAGTTTGTTTTGTATATATATGGAATGTATTTATTACCCCATAAGTTTAGTTCTTTTAAAGAATCTATGAAATAATTTCTTCTAGTATTCTTTGCTTCTTTAAAGTATTTACTTGTCATACTTTGTTTTTGTAAAATAGTTTCTATATTTGACGTTCCATCTCCTAACCACACTCCTAGCAGATATGGATCTAATATAACATCTTTTTCAGGAAAATCAACACCTGTATGGTATGTATAATTATACTTCTGGTTAGTTTTTCCCAATTTTAAATAATCTTTGATACATATATCATTAATTGGTTCTTTTTCAAGAGATTTATAAAATTCACAAGCGTCGTTTTGTTCTTCAAAATGTTTAGAAGTTTTTTTACTATCTACCATATAATAGACAATCCATTTATTTTTTCTCTCATTATATATATAATGAGGTATATCTCCTTTTAGAGTCAATATATGCTCGCTATTCACGGTATATGATTTTCCTTTTGATGGAATAATCTCATATAATGTATCAACTCCTTTACAAGTTGATAATACTGTTCTTGGAGTAGAATCATCTCCCATAAGTTTATCACCTATTTTGATATCTTGAACTTTTTTAATAGTTCCATCATATAGAAGAATAAGAGTATCTTTTCCTAAACATTTTCCATATCCTGAAGGTCCTGATAATAATGATATACCTTCTTCTCCAAAGTCAAATGTTTTATCATCGTAACATCTAAAATTATTAAATGTAATTTTCATTTTATATTAATTATTATTGTTTTAAAGGTAATTCAAAATTATTTTTTTATTAATTTAAAGTTAAATACATACCATAAAAATGACAGATATTATATACGATAATTATAATAAGCGTTCAGTTGCAGTTAGAGGAAACAAAGATAAGTATCAAAATGCAATGAAAGGAATTGGAGCAAAATGGAATCCACGTATGAAAGACGGTCCTGGGTGGATTCTTCCAAAGGAAAATGAACCAGAACTTCAAAGATTAATTAAATCATTCAAAAAGATGAGCAAACTTGAAGAATTATCTACTCATGCTAAATCAAGAAAAGAGCAACATAAATATCACCGTGAAATTAGTGAAAGTGAAAATGAAAATGAAAGTGAAAGTGAAAGAGACAGTGAAAGTGAAGACGAAGACGAAGGAGATATTCCACCACTCGTAGCAAAATTATTGGAAAGTGAGCGCACATTAGAAGAAGAAAAGAAAGAATACAAATTTCGATATCAACCAGTTAACAACAGACCAAGGGAATACTCAAGAAGTTCAAGGGAATATAACAGATCTGAAGAAACCAATCATTCGTCTAGGTCTAGACAATCAAACGACCCGATAGACTACTATAAATCTTTCAATCAAAAACCTATAAGCTTTAGGGAAATACACAAGCCTTCATTAGATAATAATGAAGATGTATATTCTTCATCTAATGACTCTCGATCTAACTATTCTTCCGATCATTTTCCAAGTCCAAGAACTCCGATAAAAAAGAGTTCTAAACACAATAGTAAAGATTATGGATCTCTTTTGGCACAAATTGACTCAATGGATAAAAGAATGAAGGAAATGGAAAGAGAATCCAGATCTCGTAGATAAAACCTAAAGAAATAAATTAATATATAAAATGAAAGAGTTTAACAATAGATTAAAAGTTTCCAATAAAGACAACTTTCCATCATACCACTATGAAAGAACTATTTGTTATATGAGAAGAGATATTTTTGAACATATGATACGAGAGAATGAAAATTGTTATTTTGAGTTAGATAAGTTTTTTCACAACAACAAAATAAAAGATAAAGCATCTATGGAAACTATGTCTTCCAAAATTATGGAAGAACTCCAAAATCTTGGATGGAAGTGTAAAACTTCTTTCGGAGGAACTGGACTTTTCATCTACTCGACAGAAAACCCTCCATCAAATTGCTACGAAGATGTTTTTTAAACTATTTTTAGTTTAAAAAACAACGGTCTTGTTACTCTGTGTAATAACTGGAGATTCAGGACTTACTGTTACTTTTTCTATAAGAGAAGAATTTATAGGAGATACATTCCAAAGCATATAAGCACTCTTACAATTATTAATTATATTTTCAACGTATTCATTCTGGATATCAAGAGGAATTTCTCCAATCGTATATGTACTGATACACAAGTCGTAACTAACATTTTTCTTATAATCTGTACTTGTTACACAAGTTACATACTCAACTCCTAGACGATCCAAATACTTCCTTTGAAGCAGAGACGGATTTTCTAAATCTACTATTGTATAAGTATAATTAATCTTTGGATTGTAATAAAGCAAAGTATCTACCATAATCTTACATTGCCCCCGTATCCTCCTCCTATCTCTATAATATCCAATTTATCTGGTAGAGACCCGAATTTCTTTTGTAAGTGAGAAACCACGTTAAGACTGGTTAAAATATATCTTAAAGTGGTGTGAGAAAAGTTATAGTGCGAAAGAGGAGAGGTAAGATTTATGAAAAAATCCGTACAGTTCTGAACGTTTGGACCTCCTAAACTATCATTTTCTTGATATTTTTCTCAAGGTAGAGTTAACAGGGTACTTTTATACTTAGAACGTAATTTATCTGCAAACATATTCCCAAGGTGCTCCGTTCCAGTCCAATGTTGTTCGAGCATATAAGTGTATGCAAAGTTATGTTTAAACTTATCAAAGACGTTATCATCGATTGCTGCAAGTCTAGAAACTTCTCCATATGTGTTATAATCAACCATTTTATATAAAATATATAATTCTTTTAAATAAAATTGTTTTATTTTAAATATTTTATCTTGAAATAAGTATAATGTCAACCGAAGACTTTTTTCAAATATATGATGTTCCGGGAGATGGAGATTGTCTGTTTTCTTCTATTTCAGATCAGATTATGCAGGAGACTGGAGAAGAATATAACTTATCTGCATCTGCCGATAAGTTGCGTAGTGAAGTTATTCGTCACTTAATGATGATGAATAACCCAGAAGAAATCTTTATTCTCAGTATTGCTGTGGGGAAAAGTCTTCCTGAATATATTGATGAGATGGCAAGGAAATATACATACGGAGATTATATATGTATTGCTGTCATTGCGAAGATTCTACAACGTAATATTTACGTTTGGAATAAAGACGGAAAAATAATACATTCAGAGAACATTGACAATGCATATAAAATATATAATATAATGTATCTTGCTGACGAACTTCATTATAAGTCAGCACGTGTAAATTATTAGATTATAAAAACTATACTACATATTTCCTTTTAAAGATAAAAAATAAAAATAAAATGGAAAGCAGACGTCGAACTGAAAAGAATAGGATTCGTATTAAGATTCGCGAAACCACAAAATATATGGAAACTGATACTAACACTATTAATCGTTTAAAATATAGTCAAATAAATATAGACTTTAATAAACGACAAATTCTAAAACTTACAGAAAAGAACAAAGAGAGAGAAGAGTTAATAGATGAACTAAATAAGAGAAATGAAGATTTAGATCTTGGTGAATTAGATAATAAGTTAGAAGAAGAATATCTTGAAACTCAAAGAGAAGTAAATAAGAAGGACAATGAATCGATAAAGAAAAAGCAATACTTGAAAGATATGAAAAATGTTGACAAAGAAAAATCAAATGTCTATTGGAAATCAAATGCTGCAGATGCAAGAGCAATTAAGTTCTACCAAAAAGATATTGATAGGGGTGAAAAATTTTTTTTTAAACTATGCAATACTATACCAGAGTACATGTTGAAAAAATTGTCAAAAATGCCGAACAACAAAGGATATATTTGGAGGGGGGTGAGTTGTTTTGGAGATCTTCCTAGGGACAAAGAAAACAAAACTGTTCTTTTTGAGAGACATATGGGTGTTTTACGTATTCATGAATTTTACCCAGATATGATTGAAATCTGGGAAAAACCTGAGCGTTCAGGAAGAATACTTATTTCACGAACTCATCTAAAAATGAAACAACCAATACAATAAAGTTATATTAATAATATATACGTTTAAAAACGTATATATTATTAATATTAATAAAAAATCTAATGTGTGGTATTCTTACAATTTTAACAAAAAAAGAAGAAAGTGAAACAACTTTAGAAAAAATAAAGGAAGGTTTTAAAGTTCTAAAGAAAAGAGGACCTGATAATAATGTTTTTAAAATATCACAAAAATATATTTACGGATTTACAAGATTAAGTATCGTTGATCCAACAGAATCTGGAAATCAGCCTTTTATATCGGATGATATTCTTATGTTTTGTAATGGAGAAATTTACAATCATAAACAACTTGAAGAAGAATTTAGTTTAGATTGTAAATCAAATAGCGATTGTGAATGTATTCTTGAACTGTATAAGAAGTTTGGATTTTACAAAACTGTTAATCTTTTGGATGGTGTATTTGCTATTGTTATTATAGACGGAATTAATATATATTTTACAAGAGACAGAATAGGAGTAAGACCATTGTTCTTTGGCATCACTCCTTCCGAAAATGTTGCTTTGTCTTCAGTTGCTGGAGTAATATCTGGATATTGCACAACCATAATACATATTAAACCAGCTATATATCACTATAAACTATTATCAAATAAAATTTCATCACAACAATATACATACCCAGCATACAGAGTTCTTGAAATAGGAATATACAATAAAATTAAAAATTGTTTAACAAGTGCGGTTCAAAAAAGACTTATGACCGATCGTAATATGTGCTGTATGTTGTCAGGAGGTCTTGACAGTTCGTTATTAACAAGCATTATTTGTAAGTTGATTGGACCTGATAAAGTTCGTACTTATTCTATTGGAATGGAAGGTTCTATTGACCTTAAATACGCAAAAATGGTATCAAACTATTTAGGAACAACCCATACAGAAGTAGTATTTACTCCTGAAGAGGGATTTGCAGTTATCCCAGACGTTATTAGAGATCTTGAGTCTTACGATATCACAACTATCAGAGCAAGCGTCGGGATGTGGCTACTTTCTAAATATATTGCAGAAAATACAGATGACATTGTAATTCTATCTGGAGAAGGTTCGGACGAGTTACTAATGGGATATTTGTATTTCCACTATGCTCCTTCTGTTGAAGACTCTAATAATGAAAGTAAAAGATTGATAGACCAATTGTATAAATACGATGTTCTTAGGGCAGACAGATCAATATCTCCTCATGGGTTAGAAGTTCGTGTTCCGTTCTTGGATAAAGAATTCGTTAATCTATGTCTAACTATGAATCCAGAAGATAAAGTACCTGTAAAAGGTATAGAAAAATACACTTTGAGAAAGTCTTTTGAAGAAGGTTATCTTCCAGATGAAGTTCTGTGGAGACGTAAAGATGGATATAGCGATGGTATATCAGGCTCTGGAAAAAAATGGTACGAACAAATTCAAGAGTTTATTGAACCCATCATTACAGACAATGAGTTTTCTAACTCAGGTATTTCATTTCCAAGCAAGGAGGCATACTATTACAAAAAAATATATAATGAAATATTCCCTACTTATCAACCTGAATATGAATATTGGATGCCAAAATGGGTTGAGTGTAATGGAAATCCTTCAGGGAGAATTCTAGATGTTTATACAAATAATGTTTAAGATATTTTCTTTACAATAATAAAATGTCAACACCAAATACAAATATTTTACCAAATATGTCTTCATGTAATCATAGATTAGTAAGGACAAATTACGATAAGAGAATGATGTCTTTGTATAAATTTGAAGAAACTCCTAAACAAAACAAAGTTCATATGAAAAATACACCTGATAATCGCTCTGAATTTGATATGATAATGCTGAAACGTTTCGGATATTAATTAAATACCTTTCTTTTTATACATTTTTGTATAAAAATTAGCTCCCAAACGTATTCTCACAATGGAAACCTTTACTTTTTCTCATACCATCCCAAGAACGAGACACAATATGGCTACAACTTACACATTCCCATCTTATCTTTTTCTTTGCTGTAGTATATCTATCTAATACTCTCAAATTCTTACTTACAGCAAAATGTCTCACAGTCTTTTCCATATCTAACCTTATAACTTCATAAGTACATTTCTTACAAAATATTCCAGAAATTATTATTCCCCAAGTTTGTTTAAAACAATGTCCTTCTTTACATCTAAAATCAAGTCTTGTTGTATTATTAACATATATATTTGAAAGTAAATCACCTTCAAACTTCTCTTTTACATAGTTAGATATATCTCTCAATTTAGAGTTATTCAAACTTTCAACTTCTAAAACAGAATAATCAATAGTTTCAGGAGTATCTTCTGGAGGATTAGGACATCTTTCTAAAATATAATTATACAAATCTTCATACTTTACTATATACGGAATAACAATAAGTACTATATTATTTGTTTCACACAACTGATATTTTTCCAAATCTCTTGCTTGTTGATCTTCAAATTGTTTTTGTGTTTTATGCCAGTATGGTATTCGTTTGTAATGTTGTACTCCATTAAATTCAAATCCTAACTTAAGTTCTTCACAATATCCATCTATTTCCATTCTACCTCCTTGAGAATTAGTTAGCCATTGTGGTCGTTTCTTTATGAATTTTTTCTTATAAATATATTCAAGAATACATCTTGAAGTTCTTTCAAAAATTGTATCATTACATTTACCACACCATCTTCCTTGATTTACAGAATTATAAGTAGTTATCCACTTATGACCTTCTCCACACTGCCATTTAATTTTAGTCTTTCGTGTATTTTCAAAATCTTCTTCTTTTGTTAGGCATTTACCTCCTTTAGATTCTGCTAACTGAACTATTGTTTCATAAGAGATACGTAAACATTGAGGACAACCTTTGCTGGAATAAATATTACCATATTTTGCTCTCCAAATATGTCCTTGAGAACATTGCCAATTATAATGAGAATTCGCGTTAATATAAGTATCAGAAAGGAAAGTAAATTCTTTTTCACGAGCAAGACTATGTGCATCTTCAATAGTATTCTTCGTACATTCAGCACACCAAGTAGAAGAAGTTTTTCCCTTTCCTATCATAGTATCAACTCTTTTCTGATTCAAATGACCTTTATCACATTCAAACACAACATAATTACGTTTGTTTTCTATAAAAGTATTTACAAATACCCCTCCCTTCTCTTCAATTAATGTTTGGATTTCCATTTAAGTATTTACTTTTTGTTCTTAAATAAAAATCCAAACTCATTTTTAAAATTCCTCCATTCTAATCAAAACTACATAAATCCATCCCGAATGTTGATTCCCCACTGTATAAAAAATAAACGAACATATCTTCGTCTCTCTCTTCGTTATAAACACTTCCAATCAAACTACAGGTTGGTGGTATCTTATTATTTACAAGAAGAAAAAGAGCTTTTTCTGGAAATAATTTTATTCTTTTACGAATTACATGTATGAACTGACCTACAGTTATGTCAACAGGAACCAGATATTTATGTTTGTCTATTTCTGGGATATTTTTACTACGAGAATCCATCTCAACTATAACTGGTATACGATCTGGATATTTGATTCTAACACGACTTGATTCTGCAAGTCGATCCTTAAATTTAAATTTTTCCTTGAATGTTTTTCCCATTTATTTATACTCAATAATTTTAATGTAAATATTTACATTAAAATTTATTTACGGTTGTTGAAGCAACTGAACAAGTTTCTTTTCAACACTTGCAATATCACCCCCCGTAACAACACCAACTGATCTCCCCTTAAAAAAAAACTGGAAAGTAGGTACGCCTCTAATACCCTGTGAAAACTTATTATCAACATCCTCTTTAACAACAGCACACTCTCCTCGACGAGAGTATTGCTGAGCAAGTTGCTTGTATCTAGGCTCAACTGCCTTACATGGACCACACCAATCACCGTAGATATCAACTAGAACCACCTTATTATTTTTAATCAACCAATTCTTGTGTTCAAGAGATTCGATCTTCTCTAATTCTGATTCAGTCTCAGAATTACTTTGCTCAACATTCACAATTTCATTTTTATCTCCTAGATCTTTGTATTTTATGTATTGAGATGACATAATTTTAAATTAAAAGATTACTCTTTTAAACTATTTCTAAACAAAAATTGATTTTTTAAAACAATTTTTGTTTAGAAAATCAAAATGTCTCGTTATCTAACATCTGAAGAAATAGAGAATATGTTGGACTTTGTTGCCCCCCGTTTAGGTATCCCTGAAGAAACAGCACAAGCTGTAGTCGAACAAAACAAGGAGCGATTAAGAGTTCAACTCCGTAAACAAGAAGTATATCCTGAAATTATACCTGCTCTCAAGAAAGAAATTGAAACTGCTTACAGGAACACACAGATTCAACCTGGTGAAAGCGTCGGTGTTATATGCGCCCAAAGTATCGGAGAAAAGAACACACAGATGTCGTCATGTTTTTATGAGAAAATTATTCTGAAAGAAGGCTCGAAAATAATAAACACTACTATAGGGTCTTACATTGATTCTCAGATGAAAAAAGGTATTTGTATTGATATTGGTGATGATAGCCTTGTGAAACCTATGGAATCTGGAATACAGATTCTCACTGTCACACAAGATGAAAAACTCCAATGGCAAGATATTACGGAGTTGAGTCGTCATCTTCCGCACGGAGGAATGGTTAAAGTTACTACGCAAAGTGGTAGGAGTGTAACCACAACTTTATCTCATTCTCATCTAAAACGAGAAAATGACCGTGTTGTTCCTATTTTGGCTTCAGAACTTAAGGTAGGAGATAGAATTCCAGTTACAAAGAGAATCCCCATTCCTTCAACCGGAATTACTCAGATACTTGTATCTGACCACGTGTCAAAGTATGATAGAATAGAAGAAGATTTTATTTATTTGAATAGAAGTCAAATGAAAAATATAATCCAAATAGATGAAAATTTCGGTTGGTTTATCGGAGCGTATCTTGCTGAAGGAAATTGTACGAATTATGAAACTTGTATTACAAATATTAACCAAGAGTTCGAACAAGGAGTTGAGATCTTCTCTAGATCTGTAGGATTAACATATAATACAAGACGTTATCAAGCTGAATACGGACCAAGTGTAACACATAAGATATCATCAAAACTACTTTCAAGTTTGATGATATCTTTATGCGGAAGTGGTTCTTTGAATAAGAAAATGCCTTCTTTTGTGTTTGGAGCACCAAAGGAGTTTGTAGCAAGTGTAATTCAAGGGTGGATGGATGGATGTGGAAATATTTCAAGAAAATTAATTCGTGGATTTTCTATATCAAGAAATCTGTTGGAGCAGATGGCGATACTATTATCATATTTTGGAATTTTTGGAACAATTGGTCTTCAAAAGAAGACAGGTGCTATGTATCAGTATGTGATACATGGAATAGAGTATTGTAAAATCTATTTGAACGAAATAGGAACCAAGTTATTATACAAGCAAGAAGCACTATGTAATATTATGAATACAGAAGATAGTCGGTTAGAAATGATTCCAACCGACATTACTCCTCATATTACACATATTAGTTCTTCATTAAAGATGAAGGGACACTCAAGATCATATGCTACTTATGAAAAAAACAATTGGGATATTTGTCGTAATACATTAAAAAAGATTATTCAAAAGTTTGAAGAAAAAGGTATAACTGAGGAACAACGTGAAGATATGAACGCTTTGTATCAGGCTTATAATGCGGATATTGTTTGGGATAAAATTATTAGTATAGAAGAAGTGGATTACAAGCATAAGTATGTATATGATTTTTCTATTACAGGTAACGAAACTTTTACCTTACAATCAGGTGTAATAATTCATAATACGCTGAACTCTGTTGATTGGTCTGAACAACTATTATATACAAAAAATGGAAAAACGATTATTGAACCAATCGGTCAATTAATTGACAGATCTTTGAATGAAGATACAAATAATATTACTTTTATTGAAGAAAACAGAACACAATATCTTCCTCTTCAAGATGGATACTATATTCCTTCATCTGATGAAAATGGAAGGTGTTCTTGGTATAGAATTGAGGCTATTACCAAACATCTTCCTGTAGGTAAATTAGTTAAAGTTATTACATCAAGTGGTAGATCTGTAATGGCAACTCAGTCTAAATCTTTCCTTGTTTGGGACGGACAGAAATTTGCTGATACTCTCGGCTCTGATATCAAAGTAGGTGACGCATTACCTACGACGCATACTTTACGAAAACCTAAAAAAACTTGTGAATATTTTGATATGGAAAGCATTTTCTCTAAGGATAAATACCTTTATACAACAGAACTTGTGAAAGCACGAGAATATAAACAATCAGGAGAATTTAAATGGTGGACTAATCACAATGGAAAAGATTTTATTCTTCCATATAAACGACCAGATACCTGCTTTGGAAAAAGAAATGAATATTTTATGAATTGTGAACCTGGACTTATCTACATCCATACTTCCAATAGTTTTGTGTCTCATATTCCTGCTAAGATTCCTCTTGATAATGACTTTGGATTCTTTGTTGGACTTTATTTAGCAGAGGGATGGTGTAAAAAAACATTTGTAGGTATCAGCAACAACGACGAAGTGATTAGGAGACGTATCACAGATTTCTGTGATCGTTATGAAATTACATATCATCTTGTTACAAGTGCTGGTAAGAATGTTCGACAAGGCACAAGCAACGACCTTAAGATCCATTCAACTCTTCTTGCGCGAATGTTTAAAATCATCTGTGGTACTGGGTCAGAAAACAAGAGAGTCCCAGAGTTCGCTTATACTGCTCCGAACGATTTTATTAGAGGTCTGATTGATGGTTACTTTTCTGGAGATGGATCAGTGAACAAGACAGATGGAAGTGTTTCAGTAACTTCAATATCAGAGGATTTGATTGTAGGTATATCATTTCTATTATCTTATTTTGGAATTTTTGGACGTATGTCTAATCGTCAGAGTCTTAAGAACAATATTGGTAGTAAGAATATTAAGAGAACATTTATTATAAGAATTAGTAATGATTTTGCTAAAGCGTTTGCGAGAGAAATTTCAATGACAGAATTACGGAAACAGGAGAAACTTAACACTATTACATTAGTGAAAGAATATAGATACGAATACGGACGCTCTCAAGTAGATTATCCTGATAGAGATGTTTATTTTGACAAGGTTGTTTCAGTTGAATATGTAGAAGGAACGACAGAGTATGTGTATGATTTAACAGTTGAAGAAACGAGAAATTTTCAACTATGGAATGGATTAAATTGCGCCGATAAACTTGTGTTGGCAACAGGAGGCTGCCCTTATGGGAAAAAACAGTGTTACCTCCTAGTCTTGTTTCACAAATGTGAAACAAGGCGAGACACCTTGTTGCGGGAAACCCCTTAGAGTCCTAACTACCACCTATCTCTGGAAACAGAGAATAGGGAACTCGGTTAATAGCCGAACCCAATGGTAATAATGTTAGGGATTGGGCAATCCGCAGGGTTACTACCTAAATCCGTTATGGAAGGATATGGTAGGCTCTCAGAGACTGAACGGGTGACGGTTAGCAATGAAGGACGACCAATCCTGAGCTGGCTTAAGATACAGTCCGACCCCTTATGAAAGTTTGGGGATCAAATCGACATTTCACAAGGCTGGACAAAGTGAGAAGGGAATTACAGCAGGTGTTCCCAGGTTTCAAGAACTTCTAAATGCTACGAAAACACCGAAATTAGTAAGTTGTAGAGTATTCTTCAAGGAAGGGACTGAAACTATTCAGTCCCTTCGCAACACCATTAGACACTCCATAGTTGGTTTGACTTTAAAAGATATCGCAATCTCTATGAGAGTTGTAATAGACAAGGAAGACGAACTGTGGTATGAACCATTCAAAGTTATTTATGATGACAACTTCACAAAATACTCAAATTGTATTTCGGTCAAACTCAATATGAAAATCTTATTTGAATACAAACTATCAATGAAAAACATAGCAGACTTGATTTCGAGTGAATATGATGATATTAGTTGTGTCTTTTCCCCCCCGGTAATAGGACAGTTTGATATTTTCGTTGATACTTCTAATATTAACTTACCAGAAAATCGTCTTCTCTTTATTGATACAGAAAATGCTCCTTTGATTTACCTTGAAGAGAGTGTTCAACCTGTTATTGAGAAGATGTTAGTTTGTGGTATTGCAGGTGTTACTAATATTTACTATATGCAAGAAGGAGACGAGTGGATGATTGACACAGATGGTGGAAACTTCAAGAAACTTCTGGCTCATCCATCTGTAGATAAGACACGAGTTGTATCCAACAATGTATGGGATATATATAACACTCTTGGTATAGAAGCAGCAAGAGAGTTCCTTATTGAAGAATATATGAGTATTATGGAAGGCATTACAGTATGTCATACCAAACTTCTCGTAGAAAGAATGACATACTCTGGGACTATCTCTTCTATATCTAGATACACAATGAGGAAAGACGAGGCTGGACCTATGGGAAAAGCCTCCTTTGAAGAGACTATGGATAATTTTTTGAGAGCAGCTTCTCACGGAGATGTTGAACCCACCAACGGTGTATCCTCCTCTATTATTTGCGGAAAGAGAACCAACATTGGTACAGGAATGATGGATTTGAGAGTTGATATTGGAAGACTTCCAATGTGTCTTCCAATCATTACGGAGCAAGTTGAAGAAACAAAACCAGATCATCCTTTAGATCGCTCTAAACTTCATAAAAAGAAGACCTGTGACGAGGAAAAAAAGGATGACTTTGTTGAGATATAGTCTTACATTTTTGTAATACACTTAAGGATTTATTTTATTATAATAATTGATTTATTATAATAAATCAATTATGGCAGACCTTATTAAACAAAAATTTAAACAGTTTATTAGGGGGATAGCTTTTAGGTTTTTTTATTGTATTCTTATTGTAGAGAATGTACAAAGATAGAACTCGAAAAAAATAATTTAAGTATTTTACTTTGAAATAAATTTATTAAGTATAAATAAAATGTCTCAATTAAATTGTAATTGTTCTTGCTCTAGAAACAAAGTTGAAGAACCTGAAGAAGTTATAGTAGCAAACGCAATGAAAAAATTTGGGTACAACTCCGTACCTGGTCTCCAACAAACTACTCAAGTTGAAATCGGATGTCTAAAAGACGCTGTTGATGGGAGCAAAGAAAACACAAAAGATTGCCTTGCCAAGTGCAACGAAGCTCGTTTAGGTACCTGTTTACCTAATAATAATGTTGCTATTCCACAAGGATACTGTTTTGATGCATGCTCCGGTTCTGATATCGAAGATTCTACTAGAGAAACTGTAGATCCCGTGAAAGTTTTTAATTCTTGCTCTAAAGATTTTGTTGGAGGAAAATGTTTTCCAAGTGATTTATCTGCATGTATCAGAGAGAATTGTGGAGATGATACCAACTGTCTATCAACCGCATCTAGTTGGGTATATAACTTCTGTCGTGATTCCAATGGTGATACAGCACAACAGAAACTAGTTGGAAATGATTCAACTAAAAATGATTCAACTGTAGATTTATCACAAACTGTTTCTGGAAAAGCCTTTTTTATATTGACAGGTCTTTTAGTAGTTTCTTTACTACTGATGTTTTTATATAAATACTATAAAAGAAATTATACAACTAAGAATAAACATTATTAAAATAAAATTGAAATTATTATTAGCAATTCAATAATAAACAAAATGACTATCTCAAATATTACTATATCAGACTACTCTGAAAAGTCCTTTGTTGTTCGTGGAAATACAGAGCAACACAAAGAGGCTTTGAAAGATCTCGGGGGGAAGTGGAACGCTCGGTTAAGGGATGGAGAGGGATGGATCTTCCCTAGTATGAAGAAGGATGAAGTTCAAAATTGGCAGAGAACTGGAGTTGCACCTGCTGCCGGGAGTAGACAATCTTTTTATCAAGACAACACACAACAATCTTCTTCTTTATCTAATGACCGTATTATATACGCTGAATTAAAGAAAATGAGTAGTAAGATCGATAGACTTGAGAAACTTATTCTTACATTGTCTCAGGCTTTAATAGAGGATGAAACTGTAGAACAAGGAGCTCTACTTGTTCTTGCGAACTCAAGCGATGAAGAAGAAGTACAAGTTCCAATAAAACGTCTTCTTGGAGGAAGATAGAATTAGGTTTGAAAATAATATTTAATAAAAAAATATTATTTTTCTTAGTTGTTGCAAATTCAGACACTTTTTATATAATAAAACTAATCGTAAATTTTATATCTCAAAATCTGGGTTATTGGAATGACTTATTGTTTTTAATTTAATTTTGATTTTTAAAAAGAAGAATACTTTTTAAAAATCAAAATTAAACAATGGGTATCAAGCATTTTTTTTCTTACTTTAGAAATCAATTTCCAAGAGATATTATGAAGTTGAGACGTAATCAAAACTTCACTGATATTAATGTTGAGATAGATAATATGATGATAGATATGAATGGTGTTATTCATAGTTCAGCACAAAAGATATACGAATATGGAAATAATAAACCAAATCCTAGGTTTCTTAAAAATAAGAAACCAAGAACATATGGTCTAAGTCATCAAAAAAAACTTTTCGAAGATATTTGTCTTACAGTTGAAAGACTATTTTTATTAACTAATCCTAAAAAGAGGTTAATATTATGTATTGACGGACCGGCACCTAAAAGTAAACAGAGTCAACAAAGGCAAAGACGGTTTAAATCCGCAAGTGAGAAAACCGAAGAAGAGATGATAGGGCATTTTGATGCAAACTGTATTACACCCGGCACAAAGTTTATGGATTATTTATCTAAATATATTGATCGTTTTATCAAACAGCGTATTTCTGAAGACATCAGATGGCAAAATATAGAGGTTGTTTTCTCATCTGAAAAGGCGCCTGGAGAAGGTGAACAAAAAGCTATTAGTTATATTAGATATTACGGGGAAGAAGGTGATAGTTATTGTATTCACGGTCTTGATGCAGACTTGATTATGCTTACATTAAGTACTCATATTAGAGATTTTTATATTCTTCGGGATGACTTGTATGATTATAACAATGAGTTTCTTTGTATCAGAATATCTACAGTTAGAGAACAACTTATTGAAATTCTTCGTTGGAAATCAGAGAAATTCACCTTTGATCCAGAGACGTCAATTAATGATTTTGTATTCCTTTGTTTTATGGTCGGGAATGATTTTCTTCCACATATTCCTTCTCTTGAAATAATAGAAAATGGTATCGATATTATATTAGATGTTTACAGGGATGTCGGGCGTTCTTATGGACATATTACAAGAAAGGTTGGAGGGAAGGTTCAATTCATTCATGAATCTCTTGAAGTATTTCTTGGAACTATCTCACATTTTGAAAAGAAAATCCTTGAAGATAAGCTAAATAAGAAGAAGGTTTATTTTGCAGATCTTCTTCTTGAAAGTTGTGCTACTCTAAATAAAGGAAAGTATGAGTTAGATATTGAAAGATATAGAGAAGCATATTGTGAAGAACATTTTCCAGAAGAAATTGGTATTGAGAAGATATGTCATGACTATTTTGAAGGTCTTCAGTGGGTTATTTCATATTATACAAAGGGAGTTCCAAACTGGAAGTGGCAGTTTCCCTATAACTACGCTCCTTCTGCGAGTATTTTAGCACAACATTTATCGACCTTTGTTTGTCCTACATACGGAAGAACAATTCCATTCCTTCCTTACCAGCAACTTCTATCTGTTCTCCCCCCGAAGAGTTCAAATCTTATACCAGAGCCTCTAAACCTTCTTCTAACAGATGATAATTCCCCACTCAAGCCTTTTTGTCCTGACATTTTTGATGTTGATCTCGCTGGTAAAAGGAAAGAGTGGGAAGGGATTGTTATACTTCCTATAATGGACACAGAGATTATGAGGACATCATATTTTGAGAAGATAGGTGATGTAGATCAACGAGATTTGAAGAGAAATGTTACGGGACGCTCATATGTGTATATGTATACTCCTACTTCAAAGGGAATGTTCAAGTCTTATTATGGAGATATTCAGGAGACTTATGTGAATGTGTTCGCGATTGATTTATAAAAACGAATTTAAAATTTAATTTAATATCGTAAAGTCAAATGACTTTACAATGTACGCAATGGGATGTTCAGGAAACAACTCTTGGAATATTTGATTTTCATTTCGAAATTACTCCTTCTTATCTACAAACTAAAAAGTGGCGTAAAGAATCGTCTTGGTACGTAAATGGGAAAAGAAACGAATGTGAAATATACCAGGTTGAATTACTTCATTGTATAACAAGATTGGAAATTACAAAGACCAAATTAAGATTGAATACGTGTGATTATCGTTTATGTGAGAAAATGTATCCAATGAAGGATGAAGATGGTTTTGAGTGGACAGAAGATTTTGATAGAATGATATGTAAAGACGATAAAATATTTTATTTTAACTTGAAAATGGTTTGTGGTAATGGAGGAGCTCAAACTCGGTCTCTTCGTGAAGTGTATCACTTTATTAAAAGTCAGTTAGAGCACTTACTTATTTATAATTCACAAAATGTATATTTTATAAATATTTTGGATGGTGATATATCTCACAAGCATTTAAACAAATTCAATTTCTTGTTAAACGACAAGAAATACAGTCATATCATGGAATATATATACATCGGTGATATGTATAACTTTCATACATATTGGAATACGAATTTATACTAATAAGTATAAATTCAGTTTTCTAAAATTACATTTTATTATCTAAAATAAATTCAGTTATCTTATAAACAAGATCAAATGATATTCTTTTTCTGGCTATATCTTTGCTTTCTCGATAATTATTTAGAAATAGTGAATGATAGTCTTCTCTAAAGTCTTCCAAAAACTTATTAAACCTCTCAACTAAATCTTGTTGTTTTTCCAAGTTTATTTGTGGTTCTATAACTAACGTTGCGTAAGTTCTTGCTGTTTGGTTTGGAGTATCGTCAATGTAAATATTATTGTCATTAACAATAGATAATCCAATCTTACTATTTTCGTTATCATCAATACACTTTACAAGTATGTTTGTATTTTGTTTTGATTTATTCTTACTTGTCAGTCTAGTAATCTTATATTCGTTCTTTGTTTCCAAATTATAGATATCACCTCCCATCATATAGTTATTTGAACTAGTTAGAGTTGTCATTATTAGAATATTTGATGGATAGATGCTGACATTTATTTCATTTGAAGAAGTTTCTGTTCGTAATGTAAATTGAAAAGAACAAACCGTAACAGTTGTATCTTCAAATACATGCTCCTCAAAAATATTTAAATGAACAACCTCAAATATATTCAAAAACTCTTTTCTCAGTTGTACATCAGCTTTTCTAATAGAACACCAAAAATTCAACGGGATGATTATAATACCTCCTATTGGAGTGTTTGAAAATAATTCTTTAATAAAACACTTATATAAATCATTTACTCTGTATTTATCAAAGTGAGTTTTATCTTTTGATTTATTCCTCGCTAAAAATGGGGGATTTGTAAGAATAAATTTACCTCTATAATCAGGGGGGTGTAGAATAGTATCTTTTTGAATAATAAAGTCGTGCTTTGGTTCGATATCAAAGCATTCAATAATATATCTATCTTGGTCTAAGAAATTTAATAAGTCAGCATCACCTGTAAATGGTTCAATTACAGTTATAATATCTTCGGGAATATTTAAGTTTTGAAGAATATACTCTTGATTTGTTGTGAAAAACTGACCAAGACTATGTTTCTTTTCTTTTTTAGTTTGTGACATTTTGTTTCTATAAAGAATCTTATTGTTTAAAATCAATTATAATAATGTTACAATAATAAATACTTATTTTATACTGAAAACAGTATAAAATTCTTATATCATAAATGATTTATATGTTTCGGATGTGTCAATTTTTACTTTTCCTACATTGAGATTGTTTACAGACCAACTATCATCGAAGTTTTCTTGAGTATGACCGAGGACATCACAGTCGTAGAATTCTGGTTTTACCAAAACTCCTCCTGATGGGTCCATTCCATCTTTTGTATATATCGCTTTGTCTGGATTTTTATTAGAAGCCTCAACTAGAGACGCAATTAGATTTTTACCATATACCTGATCGTCTTTGAGGTATATAATTTTAGTACCGCATTCTCCCTCTCTCAATAGAGTAGGAATATAACTTGTTCCTGGTCCGTAGTCCTTTACAGTTCTATAAAGATTAGCAATATCCTGGTAGCCATCTGGGAGAACGTACGGATTTCCTTTACACATATATGGAATATTCAGTGCTATTTGATCTACTTTTACGGTTTGGTCTAATATTGAGTTTAACATAGGTCTCAGTTTATCTATTTTATCTGGTGTTGTTGTAAATGACACAACAACTCTATCTTTATCTGCTCGTGGAAGTTTGCTATAGTCTCTAATAAATTTTTCAGAAGACATCAAATGTAGTTTAATATAGCGAAAGAATCCAAAATATGAAAAAATAGTTATTACAGTTGTTATAACTATTGATAATAATAAAAGAGTTATTTTTCTATCTCGATTCATTTATAATAATATATTATTATTATTATTATTATTTTAACATACACCGTACTTTGAAAGCATAGCAGAAGTAGAAGTTGTTTTGATAAATTTAGTTAGATTAGTTCCACATTTAGAGCATCGACCCCTAAGAGCAGGAGTAGAGCGTCCTGTTTTACTATTGTTGTAAATCTTTACGCAAATATCCCCTCCTTCTACCTTTACACGCCCGCGACAGCTTACACAATAAAATTCTTCTTGTTTGAGTTTGGTTGTTAATTTACTTGGCATTTTCTTATAGGCAACAAAAAAAAAATCAAACTTAATTTAAAATAAAATACAAGTAGTTTTTAAAAATTTAAAAGTTGTTTTCCTGTTTAGAAAAGTTATTAAATCTATAATCCAAACTCTGAAGCCAATTGAAAAGTTTGATTTACCAATTTAGCTTCTTCCCATTCCTTGAATTTTGGATACAAATACCATAATAAAGCTCCTATAATAAGTGCGATTATAATATAAATAAAAGTTTTACTACCTCCTTCTTCTCTTCCAGTTGCCTTATCAAGAGATATATTGTAATTATCAAGCATAAATTTATTGGGATCTTCTGGAGAATTAGGGTACATCTTGTTTAGATATTCCACATCATGTCCTGAAAGCCTTAGATTTTGATGTGTTCCTTTGTTATTCAAAGTAAGAGAACCAGGGAAGAAGTAAAGCATAATAGACTTCGGGTCAAATGAAGAACCATTAATCTCGTCGTCGTTGTATCTATCAATAATATTGTGTTTTGTGGTTTGCTCATCCCATCCTTGAGTATCTCTTGCCCATTGCAATACTTTAGGTACATCCCATTGAATCAAATTTCCAGAAGGATTCTGGTGTTCGTGAATCATACCCAACGCGTGTCCAAATTCGTGAATAGTAGTTGCTACATCTAACCAACCCAAATTCATAGTTGGTTGTCCCTTAAATTGTTTAGCATCGCAATCAGTTCCCAAAAGAGACCAAGCACCTCCTTTGGGATCGAAAGTGATACGAATGTTAGAATCATTAATATCTTTTGTAAATTCTAATTTTAAACCTACGATAGGTTGTACTCTCTCAATAATAATCTTCTTAACCGCTTCTACAGTTGCAAGGGGAGTACCTTTTTTGGGAGTAAGAGAAGTTTGAAGAGGGTCCATTTGAAGAGGATTACCTTTCTCATCTCTAGATCCTTCTATTTGTATTAGAGAAGTTCTCGGAACATTGTTTCCGTTTTCCATAAAGAAGATTTTAATATTTGCTCCTCTTGGCCAAAGTTTCTTTGTTAAGAAGGCTGCCTTAAGTTTTTGAAATTTATGAGAATTGACAGGATTTTTTCTCATTTCGTATAATTCTAAAGAATCAGATTCCTTAACCTTTTCTACACAAATTCTTTGTTGTCTTATTTCTAATTCAGTTTTTGACATTTATTATTACTACACAAAAAAAAAACAAGTTAAAAACAAAGTTGTTATAAAAAGTTATTGTATATAAGAAAGAAATAATATGGCATTTTCATATAGTGGAATTACAAATTACGGAAAATCAACACTACCTTCTGTAGAAGGGTGGTCTACTAATTTAAATATGATTCGTGATCCCACCAGATCAATTACAACTAGAAGGATTGACAAAGTAGGCGATACTAATGCTATCACAGATTCTATTGACGGTTCCGGAGACAGATCTTGTGAAGCTATATTAAAATACACACGAGGAGTAAATCCTATGGTTAGTATATCATATAGCAATAATGGAAACAACGGAGGACAAGGTATTGGACAAAATAAAACACAATCTTACTCTTCTAGAACAATTATGAAAGATGGAGCATTTCACCCTCCTGTAATGTCTCAAGAAGAATTAATGCCTCTTTCAAGGCAACCTCGTATATGGACTTCAGCTTCAACTCAACCAGGTTTTGTTGATTTTTCAAAGAAGATGAGAACATGTGGAACTGCTCAAGAAACAAAAGAAGTTAAAAATCAAATATTACATTCATTCGTGAGACCTACAGCCGTATATAAAGTTCAAAAACCTATTGAAGAACCTTTTGAAGTTAAATACGTTATTCAACCGACTCTTAAGACTTCAGCAACATCTGGAATTAGAACTATGGATCGCACCACCCAGCATGTTATTGAACCAACCAAGGAAGTTAATAGAAACATGGTATATGCTAGAACTCATACCAACGTTGGAACTTCTCAACACTACGTTAATAACTCAACGAAAAACACCGATCCTTACACTCAAGATACCAATTCTCATTCGGTATTCAGTAATGTCGGTTCAAATCTAAATGTAACAAACATTGAAGATGTAATAGACTTGTCAGATGTAAAAACTAAAGATCTTAGAAACATACAATACAACACAACCGTGAGCGGTACAGACCAATCTTCTTACATTCATAACAACATCGAACTATCTAGAAGACTTCCAAAATATAAATCACATACTAACACACGAGAAAATATTCACAAGACCGTAAACCACACTAATACAATTCAATTAGATAGAAATACTCCTTTAACAAATATGTCTATAAATCCTGGAAATGTTAGTAGAGGAAACTCCGACAACTCTTCAAGAGAGTATCATCTCGCTCCTAAACTTCAACCCGGTGGATACATTGTACCTACACAAGTTCCTATGAGAGAAAGGATGCAAGATGTTAGAAATCCTCAAGATTCTGAAAAATCAAGGATGTCTAGGGCTGTAATGAATATGCATGAAAATCGTTATACACACTAATTTTATTTTATTATATTATAAAAATATAATTAATATAAGAAATGATTCGAAGACAAACTTCTCAAGAACAAGATATATTAGAATTAATTAAAGTTCAACCAACATGTATTATAAGAAATCAATATTTAGACAATATCAGTCAAGTATCAATTAATACTGTAAATGAAATTTTAGAACAAACATTTATGAATAGCATAGATATGAATGCAATATTATGTCTATTTAGTACGTTTCTACAAAGTTCCAAAAAAAAAAATAGTATAGAAGAACCTTATATACTTGACATCAAATCTACAAGTTGGTTAAAGAAAATGGAAATAATAGATGTTTCAAGTGTATTCGGTACAGCTTACAAATCATCTATCATTCATGAAAATAGCAATATTAATGTTATATTGAAAGTAACAAAAAATAATATATCAGAAAAACAATTATATCGTGAGTATATTTTAGGAGTAAACGCTCTCAATAAACTACGTTATTATGTTCCAACATTAGCATATGTGTTGGGTATTTTTAAATGTTTCAATCCATTTGCTAATGTAAAAGATCCTTCGGGTACTTTATGTGCTTTCTCCCGAGGAAGAAACAAAAGAACACCTTATATTATATACGAAAGAGCAGATGGTCCTGCTGTATCAAGTATAATAAGAAATTTTAAGGAAAATGAGACATACAAAAATTTTAAAAAATTTCTAGAAATTTTTGTTCAAATTCTAATTACTCTAGAAATTTCTCAAAAAGAATGTAGTTTCACACACTACGATTTACACACTTCTAATATAATGACAAAAGAAAAACCTCTACAATATAATGTATCAATAGACAACAGTACGTATACAATTACAACAACAACTTTACCTGTTATAATAGACTACGGTAATTCTTCTGCTAAAATTAACAATAAAGTATATGGATTACAAGGGTTAACATTTGTTGGTATTATGAAACATATGATTCCAGGATTCGATATGTATAGATTTTTAGTGAGTGCTCTAAGTATTTTAGAAAATCATCAAGAGAAACATAAATGGAAAATAACAAATAATGTTAGAGATTTATTTAAGTTCTACGGTCAGGATGACTATTACGATATAGTACAAAAACGCTCGTCTAAAACAGCTGCAGATGAGTATTGCGGTAAGGTTTCTACAACCAAACTTGCTACTTATACCCCTAAAATGTTTCTCGATTGGATATTAAATAATAACCATTATGCAGAGTTGTTAAAAGATATTGTCAGAATAGATGTTAGAAATGTGTATATGCCTATTCACCCATCGATCCTAACAAACAAATATAATAAAATATTTGAGAATATCGACCAAAATAAAACAGAAGCCATAAATATTATTAACAGCTGCTCCAAACTATCACCCAGTTATCTTATGAATAAGTACACTGTCTACGTCTTAACTAAATACAATACAAAATCAGATCTTAATGATAATCAAATATTACAAAGAATTAATTTTATTGAAGAGATAACAGAAGAACCTGTAAGAAAACAACAAATGATAGATGTTGATATGAACTTTCTTAGAGGATATGTTAATATAACAGCTCCTACAAAATATTTGTGTTTGAATAATAGATTAGTACCACTACCTCAAAATAATATAATAGAACTAACGAGACGTGTTGAATGTTTAGTCCAATTCAAAGAAAAAATAAAACAATATTTACAATATTTTTATACTTTGAGAGAGATTGGATACGAAAATTCAGATCCTTATATGACGTGGATACAAGAATTTACTAATGGAAACTCTTATATAACTTATGTTGAGAATATTACAGAAATAGAAAGAGTTATACGTTGGAAAGAAGTTTTAACTCAAGCTCAATAAAATAATGGTTTATTAATTTGTATTAAATTAATAAAACAATGGAAGTCGTAGAAAATATACAAATGGTTATTCAACCAAGAAATCTGAATGTTACTCTTTTCCCTCATCAACTTGCAAGTATATTTCAAATGGAAACTTTTGAAAGAGAAAAGAAAGTTGAAAGAGATTACTTTATTAAAGAATCTAATATTGGAGTAAATGCAGACCCAACTGGATTCGGAAAATGTTTTGAGCTTGATACAGAAATACTTCTTTACAATGGAAGTATTAAAAAAGTACAAGATATAAATGTTGGAGACTTACTTATGGGGGATGATTCAACTCCAAGAAATGTATTGTCTCTTGCTAAAGGAAGAGAAAATATGTATACTATTCATCAAAAATCAGGGGGTGATGATTATACTGTTAATGAATCTCATATTTTATGTTTAAAAATGACACAACCTAAAAGAATTAAAGAGCAATTAAATAGAATTGATGTCTTTTATTTTTGTTCTGATAAAATACGATTTAAATCTAAATCTTTCTTATTCTCTTCATATTCTAATTACAAAACCGGAGCATATCAAGAAGCAACTGAGTTTTATGATAATTTAAATATTGATCCAAGAGTTGATATAGAAGTAAGACAATACCTAAAACTTCCTACATATATTCAAAGAGATTTGAAGGGATATAGAGTTTGTGTAGAATTTCAAGAAAAGGAAGTTGATTTAGATCCTTATTTTATTGGTCTATGGCTAGGTAGTAGTTCAAAAACAATAACTGATCAAAAGGTAATAGATTACTTATACCAAACATTTAATGATTACGACAAAATTGTAAATTCTCTTAAAAAATACAATATTTTTTCAAACAAACATATTCCATCTTGTTATTTAATAAATTCAAGAAGGAATAGATTAAAACTTTTAGCAGGTCTCTTAGATTCTGCTGGTTTTTATAAGAATGGAGTTTATGAAATAGCACAAAAGAAAGAGATCTTGTCAAAGAATATAATATTTTTAGCAAGATCTTTAGGTTTTCTGGCTAAAGATCTTGCTAAAGAAGATAGAATTACAATAAGTGGAGAGAATATAACAGATATTCCTGTCTTAATAAACAGGAAAGAAGATAGTACTCATCCTGATGATAATCAGTTATGTACTGATATAAATATAATTTCAAAAGGAGAAGGAGATTATTACGGATTTACTTTAGATGGAAACCATAGATTTCTTTTACAAGATTTTACTGTTACTCACAATACTCTTTCTATGATAGGTCTTATTCTTAGAGATAAGATGGAATGGGATGTAGAAACACCTTATGTGTTTGAAATTTTTTCTTCAGAAGCAGGTGGTAGAATTAAAAAAAGAGTTATTCAAAGATATGATAAATTCTCTGCAACTCTAGTTCTAGTTTCACAATCTATTATCGGTCAATGGGAGCAAGAATTAAAACATACACCTCTTAGAGTAGGTACTGTCTCGTCAAGAAAACATATTGATAATGTAGATCCTGAAGAGTGCGATGTCGTCCTTGTTACACCTTCTATGTACAATAGTCTAATTATATCTCACAAAGGTTACGCATGGAAAAGATTTATATTTGAAGAACCAGGACATCTAAGAGTTTCTGGTATGAAAGAAGTTCACGCTGGATTCTATTGGTTCGTTACAGCTACTCCAAATTCTATTACTGTAAACCACCGTAACTGCAGAAACAGTTTTATGAGAGAAATCGTAGGAAATAGTTGGTGGGATTTTGAAACACAATTTGACGGTATGATCTTTAGAAACGATCCCGCTTTTGTTACTTCCTCTTTCAATATGCCCCCTACAAGTTATGAATACCACGAATGCTACAACCCAGTACTAAACTCCATTAGAGGATTTGTAACTGACTCTATAAAAAATATGATTGAAGCTGGTAATATAGAAGGAGCAATAACAGCTCTAGGAGGAGGTAAAACAGGAAACATCATTGACCTGGTAAAACAAAAGAAACTTGAAGAACTTGAAGAAATAGAAGCGAAAATCAGGATATACACAATTAGAAATGACGAAGACCGTCTTAACGAATGGACTGAAAGAAAAACTAGGATAAACTCTCAAATTCAAGAACTAGATGGGAAACTTCGTGAAATGCTACAAGGATCTTGTCATATATGCCTTGAACCTCTTACGGAACCTGTTATGGAACCTGGATGTCAAAACCTTTTTTGCGGACAATGTCTTCTCACTTGGCTCACTTCCCATTCATCTTGTCCTCTATGTAGAACAACAGTAGATACTAAAGAACTTATATACATAGAAACAAATGAAGAAACAAATGAAGAAACAAAAGAAGAAACTAGAACTATGACTAAACTAGAAAAAATTGTAGATATCATTAATAATAATAAACATGGTAAATTCATAATTTTTTCAGCTTTCGATAATACATTTACTCCTATCTGTAAAGCCCTTGTAGAAAATAATATATCATTCACTCAAATAAAAGGCACAATTGGTTCTAGACAGAAAAGTTTAAACGAATTCAAGAATGGTGAAACAACGGTAATATTCTTGAATACTAACTTCAACGGAGCTGGAATAAACCTTCAGGAAGCAACCGACATTATATTATATCATGAAATGACTACTAACACACAAACGCAAATATTAGGACGTGCTATTAGGATAGGTAGGACCAAGTCTTTAAAGGTACATTATCTTCAAGTTAAGGTTTAAGAAGATTTTGTATCTATATATAAAGAGAATGGAAATATTCACATGTGCTGAAGGTTGTTGTACACTGAAATCAAAGAAGTACATATATAATAAAGATTTATATTACAAGATTAGAAAAAAAATACTAAAGGCAGGTGTCTTTATACACGACACAGAAAGTAACAAAATACTCCTTGTTCAATCAAGAGGTAATCTCTGGGGAGCCCCAAAAGGAACTCTTAACTTCGCAGAAACAGAAATCAATTGCGCTAAAAGAGAAGTTTTAGAAGAAACAGGACTTGTGATTTCAGAGTCTGACTTCACCAAAAAAACTGTTATCCAGAACAGAGTTTCTTACTTCTATCTTAATACCCCAGAATGCTACGTTGATATCCAAGACCACATTAAAGGAAACGATGCAAACGGGATAGGATGGATCAAACCAGATTGTCTAAAAAAATCTATTATAAATGGAAACATTTCCATTACATATCATTCAAGAATTATCTTTAAAAGATTTTTAAACTACGAATTTCCCTATTCTAAATTCATTTTAGTTACAAGACGAAAAAGAGATAAATACAAACTTCACAATTCTTTTTAAAATTTCATAAATTTTAAAAAGACTCTTTACTTACTCTTCTTCGCATAACTTTTTTGCTAAAAAATACAATAACACCAATAACATCAATAACCCTAAAATAATTATATAATTTAACTTCTTTTTTTCCACTACAGGAAAAACCTTCATATTCTTATTTTCATTAACAGAGCGCATATTTTGAGAAGGATTTGAAACTACTTCATTTTCATTTACATCTGTCGGGACTTTATTAAGTCCTAAAAATGAAACAGTTCCTAACTGACCATTTTTAGGATACCCATATGAGTTAGAATCAAGGGTAATTACATATTCTCCAGTTGCTTCAGATAAATTAGGACGGCAATTTGGTAAAGAACACCCTTTATTTACAATAGCAGGTATTTGATTACCGTCATATTGAAGTCCTGTTCCTTCAATAACTGCCATAAGAGCGAAATTATTCGCTCTAGCAAACTCAAGAAAATCTAAGTCCGGTTTAATATACACAATTGGACTTTTAAATGTACTGTTTCCAGACATTATAATATCCCATCTCTTGATTTCATATTTTGACATTCTTTATTCTATAATAACATATAATTGATTTTATTAAAATTTAAATCTCCTTGTGATTTCTATTTGTATCATCTGCAAGTCTTTTTTAGATCCATTCATAATATCAGCATTCTCTTCAACCCTACGAATAAGATAAGGTATAACTTCTTGAACAGGACCATAAGGAATATATTTATACACACCATACCCTTCTCTTCCTAAAGCAAAACTCACATGATCCGACATTCCAAAAAGTTGCCCGAAATACACTCCATTTCCGTTTCTATTAATACCAAGAGAAGACATATATGATACAGCTTTCTTTATAGACTCTTCATTATGACTTGCTATTAACACATCACATATACTGTTATTCAATAACATCATATACATAATATGGTTGTAGTTATCATGTGTCTCTTTAATTGTATTATGAACTGGTGATTCACAACCTTTTTTAAAGGCAATTTCCCTCTCCATAAGCAAATAAGCACCTCTTACAACTTTCACACCATACTTGAAACCCTCTCTTTTCGCACGTTCTAACTCAACAACCGCATGTTCATTTGAACCCTTCATATAACACTGAATTGTATTAAATACAACAGGTTGCTCTTTATTGAACTTACGCTGTAAATGTGTAACCAAATAATCAATAGCAGGTTGAAAATAACTCTGCTCAGCATCTACCAGCAAATAAACACCTTTATTAGAAGCCGATTGTGCCAAAATATCTATACGTTTTAACATGCTTTTGTACATATGTTGTTCTAAATTATTTAACTCATTTCTGTATTGTGTAAGTATACCCAAACTTAAATTATCAGGGTTTAAGTGATTTACCCATTCAATATAGTCAATGTAGCCATTTCCACTTGTATTTATAATATTAAACATTTCTGTTATTTTATCATGACTGTAAAAATTTTGAAGAAGTTGTTTGAAATTTTCAAGAGTTATATAATTATTATCAGCATGTGCAAAAGTCATAAAAATATTCTTTGATTCTACTAGAATTTCGGAGATACGAATAAGTAATTCAGACTTACATAATGAAGTAAACTTTATAGCAGAAAATCCTCCTTTTCCTGTGTTTTTAATACAAGATAAATTATTAACCATATTTGTGTCATAAACTTGCTCGTCATAAAATGATTTATTTCCTTCAATAGCATAGTCAAGAATTGTCCCTACCCCTATATCTCTTAACTTTTTAATTGTTAGTTTGGTAGACTCAGAATCTTCACCAGCGCAAAAATGTCCAAAAAATGTCTGTTTCATAATGAACGACATAATTTTTTTACCTAACACTTTTTCACTCAAGTCTACTATAACACCACTATTCTTTACAAGTAGTTTATTTCCACACAACCGGAATATAAACCATGATCTAAATAGCTCCATTGTAGTTTTAAACTTAAAAGTTTCTTCTGTATTATCGAACTGTAGTTCAGATACGATTCTATTTTTTTTAAGATAAGTATAATTATTACTTAAAATATTATATTTTTTACAACATAAAATAGGTATTCTTTTTATCAATATTGAATTCATTTTAGTTTCTATAATTATAATATTCTTTAAATTTAATTGTACAGAAGCTTCAGTCATTAAATTTAAAGAATACTATAATTATAAATAATACAATGATTAAGAGTTATGTCAACGAACTTAACCAAATTAAAGATGAAATAAAACATGTTTCAACACATCTACGAATTCTTCGTAAAAAATCAAAGCAAATGGAGCAGTATATTATAGATTATCTTAAACAAAAGGATCAACCTGGAGTCAAATACGATAACACAGCAATCATCTTAGAAAGTAAACCTATAAGAACCTCCAAGAAAAAATCTGAAATTGAAGAAGATGCTATAAGAGTTCTTGAAGAACATGGAATAGATAACCCTCAAGTAGTTCTACAAGAACTACTTGAAGCTAGAAGAGGATATGAAAGAGACCAAGATAAAATTAAGATTAAAAAAATTAAAAATAGGAAATAATTTTGAATTTTTGTTTCATTTTATATTAACATTATATAAAATGACTTCTACTTCCCATTTTCAAATATATCCAGATTATTATACATCTAACTCTATATGTAAAGAGGTAAAAGATATCAAAGAAAAGGATAAAGCAGCAACAAACCCGAGATATACAAAGTTTAAGCAAACACAATTTACAGCAGGTGACGAAGAACAATTTCAGCAATACAGGGATGCTACCAACGGGAATATTTGCTCTTCTAAAATATCCCTTAAAAGAAACATATTTAGAAATCAACCAACTCTACAATGGGACAAATACAAGGACTTGTCAGCAACAACTGTTATAAATACTTTCAGGTACATCTTCAATAAGTTCAAAAAAGGAATATTCGTCAAAATAAAAGACAACAAACTCGCTGTCTTTCTCCCTTTCTCTAAAAATAAATTTATAAACGAATGGGCTGATAATATTCAAATACCAACACTCAACAATAAATTATTTCAAATATACAAATTTAAAAGATATTGGAGCAAAAAATACAATAACTGGAGTTTCTCTATCGACAAAACCACAAGAAAAAGGATAGAATATAAAACAAACTTAGATATATTCTTCAACTATGTTAATGAACAACAAGGACCTAACAAATGGGGAGGAAGACACAACTTCAGACCGGAATCTATCAACCACAACATAAGTGCTTGGTATGCAAACAACTGTATCCTAAGAAATGAAACCCCTATTAGCGAAGGTGATTCTAATGTTTCAACCATGAAAAACCTATTAGAAGAACTATGTGAAAAAAGATCCATACCAGACATTGAATTCTTCATGAACAGAAGAGACTTCCCAATCCTCTCTAAAAACGGAACCGAACCCTACTACAATCTATGGGAAAACGAAAATAAACCTCTCGTTTCACACAACTACGAAAAATACACACCTATACTCTCCATGAGCGTCACTAATAGATACGCTGATATACCTTGCCCTACTCACGAAGATTGGTCAAGAGTTCAATCTAAAGAAGGTAAAATATTTATCACCAACTGTAACTCCTACACCGACGTATTCGACACTCCTTGGAACTCCAAACAACCAACTGCTGTATTCAGAGGAGGAAGCACCGGTTGCGGTGTAACCATAGAAACAAATATGCGTCTAAAAGTAGCACATATTTCCTCAACAACTCCCCCTGATGAAAACGGAGTATTTCTAATCGACGCTGGTATCACCAACTGGAATGCTAGGATCAGAAAACTATCTGGAAACCCTTTCCTACAAACTATAGATATTAAAACGATGCCACCTCTTGTCCAAAGTTTAAACCGTGTAGAACAATCTAAATATAAATACATAATCAACATAGATGGACACGTATCCGCTTTTCGCCTTTCCATTGAACTCAGTATGGGATCTGTTATCCTTCTGGTTGATTCTGAATGGAGAATGTGGTATACCGATATTCTTATTCCAGGAACTCACTATGTCTCTATTAACGCTGACCTTTCAAATCTCATTGAGAAAATTCAATGGTGTAGAGATCACGATGACGAATGCCGTCAAATAGCCATAAACGCAAAAATATTCTACGAAACATATCTCCAAAAAAACGGTATCTTAGACTACATGCAAAAAACCCTAGTAAATCTCAAACAAAAAACAGGAACCTACCTATACAATGCTGTATCACCACTTGATCTTCAAATTCAAAAAGAATTTAGAGGACTATCTTTATACTACCCAAACACTAATAAAAGTATCAATGATATTTCCACTTTTCCAAACTCTTTTCGCAACCATAGTCTTTTACAAGGTATTCATTGGGTTATTAATATGATTAATAAAAAATATGATTTTGAAGATTTTGCACAAAAAAGAGAACAGATACATAAAAACAAAACTGGAGTCGTAAAAAAATTCATTATCGCTGACTTTCCACTTGCAGTTAAAACCACAAGCGACCCAGTCAAAATCAAAGAGAATATCCACGAAGCTTTCATTGGAACAAAAAGCATCAACGAACTTCTGAAACATATACCCAACTTTGCGTACATCTTCGGATTATATAAAAATAATGACTCTTATAGCGTTATCACAGAACATATTGACGGTCAAAGTTTCAGCGACTATATCAAAAACAATTTCAACTTTGAAGAATACATTCTTATCATAGTTCAGCTATGCCTTGCACTACAGGTAGCACAAAACCATTGTTCATTCACTCATTACGACCTAACCCCTTGGAATATAGTAATTCAACGACTGTCTTCCCCTGTGCAAATTGATTACGTTTTAAACCATAACAAAATTGTTAGGATATCTACCCATATTATACCCGTTATTATCGACTATGGAAAATCCCACGTTGTCATCAAAAATACACACTATGGATTTATCAATATGTATAAAACAAGCACAGTTCAGGACATTCTCACACTTCTCATAAAATCAATAAGCGATATCAAACCTTCACTCGCAGATTCAGAAAATCTTTTAATACTAGCCAACTTTATGACAGGTACACAATTCCACCAACCCCTTTTCAATAACCAAGAAGACATGAGAAGATTTATTTACAAAAACGAAACTTATTCAGACCTTATTTCAATTAATAAATATGAATTGGAGCAAAGAACACCAATAGACTTGATTAACTATATAATAAAAAATATACCCACATATCAACTCCAAATTTCCATTGTAGATACTTACATTCCTTTCATGGAATCTGGAAACGCAAGACAGGTATTTGATTATATTCTATCTCCAACCCAAGATGAAAAAATAGAATCCTTTACTAATGTTTTTTTAAGGTGTAAAAATTGCAATATACCTCTCCCTTCTAACCTATTCTTCATCTATTACGCAGCCCAAAAACTATACGACAATCTGGAGTCTGTCAAATCAGATATGGTGAATTTTCTAACACAGAATAATATACCCGTAGAAAATTTCCAAGAAATAACCAACAACGTTATGGAACTTATCGCTTCTAAATACGATACAGTCATCAAATCTATGAGCAAGGATGATGTAGTATATACTATTTCCACAGATTTCTCTGAATTCAAACCAGCTCCATACACAGATGAAACGTTTTTACTCCCTGACACTATCTCAAGTCTACTTACCCCTTTTTCAGATAATAATCTCACTGATTATAAGGACATCATTGAACATATCCTTGTAAATCAAGGAAGATATCGTATCAAGGAAGAAGACAGACAGTATTATCTTAATAACTTCAGAGAACTGTTAAACACATCAGGTTTGATAATGCAGAATAATACCGCAAATATAAATACATTAAGAACAACAGCGTATGATATATACACTGAAAATCTTAACAATATATTTGGAGACTGTAGAACCGTTGAATTATATAGAGCAAAATATACAAAATTAAAATTGAATAGTTCAGACATTTAATTTTAAAAAATTAAATGTCTGAACTATTCGATAAAATATATGAAAAAACTGAATTTTTTGAGGAGGAACCAGGAACTTGCTGCTTCTGCGGAGATTACTGTAATCCATGCAGCCAGTCTTGTGGAAGTTGCAACAGAAGCCAAATATGGAAATTAAGAACAAAGTCTATCGTCGTATTCCACAAAAAGAAATATACCCCTAACCAGTTTAGGAGACTGATTAAAATTAATAAATATGATTTCGACAAACCACTGTTTTTAAACCCAGAAACGTGTGAATTATCTCTTCTTGTAGGTTGGGCTGGTGCTATATTGGAATAAGAAAGATTTTTAGATAGATTAACATAAATATTACTTTTTTATTATTTTTCTCTTGTATATGAATAAATAAAATGTTTGATGGAAAATTCTTAGTAACACTTGTCGCACTTATGGTGACTATATTTGCAATTTCTAACTTCCAAGTTGCAGGCGCATCTCGAATTTCTGAAGGTTTTGGTATGCTCCCGAGTATGCAGACAAAAGTACAGCGTATTGCAGCTTCTTCTCCTTCTGCAGCTGCAAAAGGTCAATTCTTTTCCGTTCCAGGAAATTACCAAGCTATTCTTAACCCTCGCTTCTCTAATGTAGATTACGGAGCAAGTGTTAGATATAATATGCCTAGCTATCAAAATCAAGCCGTTCCTTGCGAACCCTTAACATTCAGCAATATGGCTAAAGAGGGATACAATCCCCGAGCGCAAGAGAACTACGGTACTAGTGGTCGTGGATGCAGTGGAAGAGCTAGTTCTGACAATGGAGTACCAGGTGGTGTACCTGCTACTGAAGCCGGATACGCATCCGGAAACTACAACGCTGCACTAGCATCTGCTTACGCAGGCTCTGATAGTGTCGCTCCTTCAGCTTCTCTTCCTGTAGCCAATATGTCCGCTCTTAATGCAGCAGGGGATTCTGTTCAACCCATCGTATACGATAGATACATCTACGCAAACAGAAATAGTCGCCTCCGCTCTCAAGGTGATCCAATCCGTGGTGATCTACCCATAGTACCGTGCTCTGCTGACTGGTTCCGACCAGCTGTTAACCCCAATCTTGACCTACAACAAGGCGCTATGACAGTTATGGGTGGATTCGATAACGATACATCTACCGCTCTAGCTGGTCTTATGTACAATGCTTCGGGAAACTCTCAAACTACCGCTGGTGGTGTTAATATGGCTAGACAACTTCAAACAACTGCAAGCAACGGTCTCTCAGCTATTAACGTATCATCCTTCGTTTAACTTAAAGATATACAAACCGTAGTATAAATATAATATACTACAGAATATCAAAGTAAATATTGAAGTTTTTTATGGTGAGCTCGACTGCCTATTGGATTGTTTGTGGTCAGAACACCAATATGGAAAAGTTTTAGAGTATATACTGAACGTAGATATTGAACGATATTCACACATAACATTTTAAACTACTAATTAGTTTAAAATTATTTAGTTAATATAAGTTGTCTTACCTAAATCCATTGAGTGTGTAACATTCTCATTCATTAAATGTAACGCATCATAAATATTTTCAACCATCAAAGTCTTTGTCTGATGCTCAGAATTAACAACCATTGCAACATTTATCACTTCGTCTAATTTATCCCTTATCAATCCCCTAATAGTATCAAAACACTCATCTGAAGAACTCTTTACTCCAGCACGTCTTGCTAGACGCGTAATTGAAGGTTTTGTTATTCCACTCATTTATTTAACAGATAATACTGCTTTAAATCTAACTTCTGACACTAATTTAGTCATTTAAAAGATTAGAATACACAATTAAATGGACGCTCAACAAAAACAAAGTTGTTATAAAAAGAAGAAAAGTCGTTTTTTTGAAACCTATATTTCTAAAATTATAAAACAAATTTCCGAAACTAATGGTATTACTTATAATGCAAAACAACAACTTAACAGCTTTCTATGTATAATATCTAAATTCATATCACATAAAGTCAGAGAACTCACTGAAATAGCAAAAAAGAAAACCTTATCAGAAAAAGAAATTATAAACACCTTACAAATCATACTATCAGGACAACTAGCAAAACTCACTATATCAGAATCTATAACAGCAGTAAAACAATACAACTCAAAAGAATGCAATGGAAGTAGCCGTCAAAACAAAGCTGGTATCATATTTCCCCCTTCTATAACCGAAAAATTCCTTAGACAATTCGGATACTCAAAAATTATGGTCTCATGTAACGCACCTGTATGCCTTGCTGCTGCACTAGAATATATCACTACTGAAATTCTTAAACTCGCATCCACTTCCGCCAAAAACAACAAACGTATCCGCATCACCATTAGAGACCTTGAACTCAGTGTAAGAAATGACACTGAACTAAACATACTTTTCAATAAACTAAATATCAACTTCCTAGGCGGTGGAAGTACCCCATTCATACACTCATCTCTCGTCGTAAAAAAATCAAAAAAGAAAAGCTCTAAACAACCATTGTCTATAACAAACGACACAACCAAAAAAACACGTCGATTCCGCCCCGGTACAGTAGCCATAAGAGAAATAAAACGCTTCCAGAAAATTAGCAACTGTCTCACCTTCGCAAAATATCCCTTCGTAAAATTAGTTAGACAAATCGTAGGAGAAATCGAACCCAACCACAAAATATCAAAAGAAGTTTTCATTGTCCTGCAATACTTCATCGAACAATACATTGTCGATATCCTTAAACAAGCCAACCTTGCAGCTATTCATGCAGGAAGAGTCAAACTAATTCCATCGGACATTAAATTTATCCTCTCTGTCAAAAACTATAAACACATAAACCAACTTCAAGACATTCTATCAGTTGAAGAAGAAGTTGAAGAAGTTGATGAAGAAGTTGATGAAGAAGATGAAGAAGATGAAGATGAAGAAGAAGAAGAAGATGAAGAAGATGAAGATGAAGAAGAACTTGAAGAAGAAGATGAAGAACGGTAAAAGTTGAAGAAGAAGATTACATATTGATATTTCAAATATCAATATATCATTTAAAAATTACAAAACTAATACAAAAAGTAATATAAAATGAACTCTCAAACCGAAAATTCTACAAATCAAGAAACCGTAGCAGATACTAGTGGAGTTACACGTACTTCATATGATCGTAAATCTAAATCTAATGAATCTTCACATAATATGGAAGGAAGATATGTAACCCTTATGGAAACAAACGACAAAGAATGTGAAAGTTGGTACTACTTCATCAAATATGAAGGTAATGAAAAAAACCTTAAGTTTCTCCAAGACCAACTAGAAAAGGTTGATTGGTATATTATGGAAGATCTAAGTACATTCGATCTTGATATCGAACACTTAGTATCAGCAACTACCTCTAAAGAAATGACAAAACTCGAACTAAACTCTCATTCCTTTCACAGAAAATTCGATGGAACTCTGCAAAAAATCTATCTTGGATTCCGTAAAAAAGACAGTAATGAAACCATGATCTGTAAAACCTTCGACCAACTCGGATATGGTCAACTTGAAGATTTTGTAAGTGATGAAGATTTAGACTCTGAAGATCTAACAGACACCGAACGAAGCAGTGATGAAGATGAAAGTGAAGATGAAAGTGAAGATGAAAGTGAAGATGAATCTTCATCTTCTGAAGATGAAAAGCGACACAAGAAAAGAAATAAATCAAAAGTTCACACTAATGTATCACCTTCTCGTAACATACCTAAATCTCTTCTTAACACAGACATATCTGGAGTTATTAAAAAGAAGAAAAACATCCTCCATAAACGACACTAAAATAACAGTTCTTCCTTCGGACATTTAAAATGGTACAAAAATCCCTAAATAAAAAATCAATAGTAGGAGTTTCTGTATTTTTTAAATTTTACGAAAACGTATTTGACATATCACTTACTATACTTTTAAACAAAGGGATTAACTCCCCCTCTGAAGCCTTCTGAAACAACTCTATCTTCTCACTATACACAGCCAACGTATCCAAATCATTCGTCTTCGCAAACTCAACCATACTCAAAGCCAAAACTCTCCGCTTATGCTCTGCACTCAACTTTGGAGTTATCAAAAACGCTAACACCTTTGATAATCCTACATCCTTTATTATCCTCTGTCCTTCCATAGTCGTAACTATACCCCCTATATCTTCATCCGTTATATCATCTGATATCTTTGAAATAAACTTCTGTCTAGACGAATCCGAACAAACAATAATATCCTTCAAAAACTTTGTCAATGCACCCCCATAAGACTCCCTTGTATTTGGAGATATTATCACATCATCCGTTATATAAGTTTGAAGAAGAGTCTGATGCTCCATTCGCAACGGTTGTTTTTTCTCTAATATTAAGTTATAATTCTTATTGTTAATCGTTGTAGGCTTTCCAATCGCTTTTAATAAAACACTATCTAAAGTTCTTTTATACTGCTTAACTTCTTCTTCAAGTTCACTAATTCTATTATCTTTCATTTCTAAAGAAGCATCTTTGATCACTATCGTAGTTTCAAGATTACATACTTTATCTTTAATTTTCTCTAATACTTTATAATAATCCATAAATTCTTCATTTTGCTCATGAGACACAATATGAGTACATAAATTATCTTTACGATTAAATTTCTTACCACAATATTTACAAATATACTTTGCTTCTATTTCTACCCCTTGTATTTTCAAACAATATCTTGCCTTTGTTTGATGTTTTTTGAGATTACTTTTGTCACTAAAAATTTTTTTACAATACTGACATTCCATTATTTATATTTATTTATTTTCAAATCTTTAAACTACAGCCTTAAAGTCAAGGACGTATCCTTAACTTTAAGGATACCTTGAAACCTTGATTACCTTGATTTAAGAAAAATCTTAAATTAAATCCATTTGTGTGTGTGTTGAGATTTTTTTTGGTTGTAATTTTTCTTGAATACTTTTTCAAATATACAAAGGATCCGATCGGATCCTTTAGAGTTTTAAAAACTCTAAATTTATTTTTATTCTAAATATAATTTCTAGAATAAAAATAAATTATTTTCAAATCTACAAAGGAGCGGATCGGAGCGGATCCTTTGTAGATTTGAATGTTAATCCCTTAAAGTCAAGGACGTATCCTTGACTTTAAGGATACCTTGAAACCTTGATTACCTTGATTTAAGAAAAATCTTAAATTAAATCCATTTGTGTGTGTGTTGAGATTTTTTTGGTTGTAATTTTTCAAATCTACAAAAGAACGGAGCGGATAGGAGCGGAGAGAGTTTTGAAATTATATTTAGAATTTCAAATCTACAAAGGAGTGGGTTTGTTGATTTACTAAATCAAATTAAACTGAATATCCATGTTTTCTTAACTCCTTCTTCAAATATCTTTCTATATCTTCTTCCTTAATCAGATAAGGAACTTCTATTAAAGTGATACCTTTATCTTTACACATTCTCCTTTTAATTTCATCCCTGTATTTCTGGTTCAAAAAAGCATCTTTGTTTCTATGAAAGAAAGGAAGATATTCATAGTGTTGCTTTCCAGAATATTCTACTGCCAGTTGAAGTTCAGGGTTGTAACAATCCAATTCAAGATTGAAGTTTCCACCTGTTACTGGATTTCTTAAGAAATCAGGACGATCACTAGCGAAGGGTTTATTAAAAGTTTCCTGAAGAACACGACGACATTCAAGTTCCCCTTTGCTGTCTTTTGGTGGTCCACGAGATTTACCACTACGTTTTTGATTTTTCTGGTTGTAATAATAAGATTTAGTCCAAGTTCCAGACTTGCCTGTACATTTACGATATATAAATAAAATTAAAAAGAAAGAAAGGCATATACCAATTGCTATTTCGAATCCTTTATCATCCCATATTTCGCTTAATTTTGAAAAACTAATCATTTATTATATACAAATTTTTATTTTTCGTTATAGGGAATTAACTGAGTATAAAAATACTTTATCTACTCTTTTAAATTTTCTTGTTTGAGGAAAACAAGGATATACAATTCCGCTATCCCTAAATACCGCTATGCAATTATCTAAGACACTAATTGCAGCTCCTTGTTTTATATTTCCAATAATAACACAGTTGTACTGTACAACTGCTATAAGACCACTATAATTAAGAGGAAAGTCATCAATCTTATTCAGTACAATTTCAAATTCTCTACCAATAAAAGATAATTCATGTTCGGATAGATCTTCTAAAACACCCTTAATAATCCTTTTATTCACATTCCTAATAGTCCAAGATGGACTATTACCGATTTTATCTAATTTCGCTCTACACAAAGGACAAGTTTTACCATTACTCCTTTCCCAATTGAAAATACACATAGTGCAAAATACATGATTACATGATAATCTTAAAGGACCTCTTGTAATATTCTGAAGACAGATTGAACAACTCATTTTTATTTTAAAATAGGTATAATGTTTCTACAACTCATTTTTATTTTAAAATAGGTATAATGTTTCTACACAAAGGACATTCTGCTTTATATTGTCCTGCTTCCATTATACAACTAGTATGAAACACATGATTACATTTATCTAATACAGAAACCATAACATCGTCTTTAAATTTTTCCAAACAAATAGAGCAATCTGTAATGTATGTAGTAACAGTATTGTATTTTTGGGAGGAAATATTAAGGGTTGTGTCGCTTTTTTCGTTACTTAAAGAGTCTTCTGAAAAGAAGTTAGGATAAGAGAAAATAGTTAAATCTTCTTGAGACATTAGAATAGAGAAAAATGTACCAATAGGGTTATCTGGGGATATATCAAAACTAGTATTTATAAGATAATTAATAACTTGTGCACTATCTAATTCTTCCTCCTCATATACTTCATGTATATTAAAGTTTATATTTTCAGACATTATCTTTATATATTTATAGTATCTTATAAATATATTTAGAATTACATTAGAATTAGTTCAATTTTTAAAAAAAAGGACTGTGATTCCAACCGCGCTCCTCAAAAAGCACTTTGCAAATGTCGTCATGGAAAGACTTTCGATCTATAGTTTTCAAGATTGTGAAATCTTCTTTTATACAAGGGTGTTTATGTCTTGATAGTAGTTGGTATAGAACATATTGAGTATTGATAAAATTTTTTCTATCTATATTTTTGAACCTCTTGTCGTACAGTTCTGTCAAGGAATCAAAGTCATCTAGTAATTTGTTTTCCAAATAACTAATATCGTCCGGTTTGACACCTGTTAGATTATAGTGTATTAGATTTATGTTTTCATAGTGCTTATTATATTCGAGTTCTTTTAGGAACATTCCTATATGCTCTTTAGTAATGTTTTTGAAGCGAATTTCTTTGGGGGAATCAATATCTCCAACTAGAAGATGATGAAGTTCAAATTGCCTTTCTAAATCGTCGTATACTTTTTGGAGAATTGTTGAATTTTGCGTTCCTTGGTACTGGTTGATACAGTCTCTAAAATGAACCTTCCTGTCGTACATATATCTACAAGAGATATTCACTCTGTCTATGTCTTTGTAGGAGGAAATATGCTTCAAAATTTCTTGCTGGGCTGAACAGATAGAACAAACGTAAATGTTTCCTTCAAGTATTTCAAAGTCTTTTTTATTTGGACAATTTGGACAAATTATTAGATTCTTCTTCTCTGGAATTTCCATTTTTATTTCTATATATTTTCTTGCAATTTTTAGGTAACTATTCACTACTCTTTGTTTTTCTTTATCGTTTTTTATGGGTTTTCCCATAAACGAAATCCTCATTGGAGATTCTAAAATACATCTGTATTTGTCAAGGAGAGACGCACTCTCAATTATATAAAAGTTATATGTTGATGAGTTTTTAATATCATTTATTTTTCTAAGAAGTACCTCTCTTCCCTTTTTAAGGGAAAATCTAACACGATGACGAATATTTTCAAGCTTAAGAGAGTACTCTATATCTTGGAGTTTCTCAATGTATTCTGGAAGTTTTTTAATTTCGTTTTCGAAATTACTGTGGATTGAAGCATCTATGCTTAAAATATCCTGCTCCGACATTATCTTTCTTTCTTACTTTCATACATTATTTAAATACTCTTTTTCTCGATCACATAAATCACCAAAAAACGTTTTTCTTAACATCTCTACAGTTGATAACTCACCGGTATTAGAATTATCAGATTTTATAATTAAAAATCTGTAAGGAAACAAAATAAGTATACATGAAATTAATAAACCTAAAAATATATCTAAATACAACGATCTCCTTGGTACTTTATCTTTTACATCTCTAGATTCATCTTTAGCTTCATATTTATATTTTTATCAGTCTGTAGTAAATAACCAATTCCTACTCATAATACAATAATTATTAGTACAATCATATAGTGCGAATATTTTAACAAATTTAGTGTCATTTATATTATAAAATAAAAACACAATATATTATCAGTCAATTTCTTAAGAATGATTTTTTTTTTTAATTTTATTTATCTTGCTTACAATAAAAATAATATGGCTTCTATCTGTACATCTAACGTAACCTCCGGGTTTATTGATCTTGCAACCTTCGATGAAATTGAAAAGTATATGTATGGCGGACCTGACGCTACCGCTTACTTTGTGCGGGAGACCCGTAAATCTACTTGGTTCACTCAAGTACCAGTGGTACTTTCTCGCGCATCTGGTTCTCCTGCTTTCAACCAGGAATGGTCTGTGAGTATTTCACGTGCTGGTGATTATCTACTTCAAACTTGGCTACGCCTTTCAACCCCTAATGTAGCTCTTCTTGCCGGTAATCAGTTCGGTGCTAACGGACGTCTTCGTTGGACTCGTAACTTCATGCACAACATAATGCGTGAGTGTTGTATTACCTTTAACGACTTGGTCGCTGCTCGCTTTGACAACTACCACCTTGATTTCTGGTCTGCTTTTACCGTCCCTGCTGGAAAGAGAAATGGTTACAACAATATGGTTGGTAACTTCGATGACCTAACCGGTCCTCATGCTCCTGGTGCCGCTAACGCAATCCAGGCATTCACTCTCAATCTCCCTCTACCTTTCTGGTATGGACGTGATAGCGGTGTTGCACTTCCCACTGCTGCCCTTCCTTACAACGAGATGCGTATCAATTTCAGTTTCCGCAACTGGACTGAACTACTTATCCTCGATAACCTCGCTGCCCCTGCTGGTACTAACCCAAGTACCGTCCCCGTAGTACCAACTGATGTTGCCCTCGCTCCCTCTCTAGGAAATACGCAAGTATGGGGTAACTACGCTATCGTCTCCAATGATGAGCGTAAGCGTATGGCATGTGCTCCTCGTGATATCCTCATCGAGCAAGTTCAAACTGCTCCTCGTCAGACTTTCGCTCCTAACACTAACTCAACGCCGAGTTTTGACGTGAGGTTCTCACATGCCATCAAGGTCCTCTTCTTCTCTGTACGCAATCAAACGAACGTTAACGAATGGTCTAACTACACTGCAGCATCCCCTGTACCCGGTGCCACTATCGTCAACTTCACACCATCTGGTGCCGTTGACCCGGTACTACAGACTTCTCTCATCTATGAGAACACCAACCGTCTAGCTCAGATGGGATCGGACTACTTCTCTCTTGTTAACCCCTACTTCCACGCCCCTGTCATTCCTCTTGACACCGGGTACCACATGTACTCCTACTCTCTAGACTTCATATGTCTTGACCCCATGGGATCCACCAACTACGGTAAGCTCACCAACGTATCTGTTGTCCCTGAAGCTTCATCTGGTGCCGTCCTAGGTGCACAAGGTGGTGGTGCCGCTGGATCTGGTGTCAACTACCCTCAATCTTATGAATTCGTTATTACCGCTGTAAATAACAATATCATTAATGAACTTTTCGTCTGGTTCTCTGGTGATAAACAGGTGGCTGCCTCCTTCGAGGGGGATAAACAGTGTTTCCATCTAGTCGCTGCGTGTGCTTAAGCACGCAACGGCGAAACTCCTCGTTGCGGGAACTTCCTTAAGCTCTTTCTACTACTCATTCATAGGAAACTATGTTTGATACCCAGGGTAATGACCTCGGGCATAGTAAAAACGAAAGAGATTGGATAATCCGCAGGCTTACTTTCTACGTCCATTATGATAGGATATGAAAGGGTCTCACAGACTGAACGGGAGTTGGTCAGCAATGAAGGTCTAATCAACCAGAGTTGGCTTAAGGTACAGTCGGCCCCTTATTGAAAGGTAAGGGATTAATCGCAGGATTTCAGGCGGAGCTCTCGGATTTCCAGTTCTTTAGATATTTTTTATGTCTATTTACTGGTTATCTCAAGGCTACAACATTACTTTATATTTTTATACTTCACAAAAGTATAAAAATGAAATTTAAAAACTTTTGTGAAGTATAAAAATATATTTAGAAAATGCCAAAATTCCTTTCATATTATCAACTTGTTGAATTTTATAAGAAACAAAACTGTAGACTGGATATTACAAAAAATAATTTTATACCAGATGTTACAAAAAATAAAGTCCCTTACTATTGTCATAATAATCATCATATAATTAATTTAACAAAAAATAATTTCAATGCCAGAATAAATCAAGGTCTTGGACCTTGTGCTAAATGTAGTATAGGTAATAGAAGAGAAAAAAAAGAACAACGTATTAGAGAAGCATTAGAAGCAAAAGGTTGTCAACTTGTATCCCTTGTTAAACGAAAACTTACCTATATTTGTTCTTGTGGAAAAGAATGCCAAAATTGGGATAATAATATACTCAAAGAATGTTTTACTGCTTGTAATTATTGTACTAATCCTTTCAACAACCCAGTTATTCAAGAAAGAATTAAAGAAACTATGAGACACAAATATGGGGTTTCTAATATAATGCATCACAAGGAAACTGTTGCTAGTAATGTTTGGGATGTGATTGCTCCGTATTTAAATCTTTCTTGTGCATTTGTTAAGGACGAAGGATTTTTATACAATCAAATGTATAAAAATGCCAAGATTTCTTACGTACGAACAACTTGTAGATTTTTTCTTTTTACATAATTGTCAGTTATCAATTAGTAAAGATGAATTTACACCTGATGTTACGAAGAATAAAGTACCATATTATTGTCCTATAGGACATCATATTACAAATCTAACAAAGAATAATTTCAACTCAAGAATAAATCAAGGTCAAGACTGAAAAGTTTTTATACTATAATTTTAATAGTCATTGTTTTTTGAATCGGATATTCAACTACGTATTCTTGCTGGTTTTATATCGTTTGATATAAAAATATGAAAGTCTACGTAAACAACGGATAAAAGTGTAAAATAAAAATGAATTTTTAAATTAATTTTCTTAATTATAAGACAGAAATGTCTTCCGAAAACAAAACTAATATATTTATCTTTGAAGATAAGTTGGAAAAATATAAGGTGCATAATAATTTGGATTACCACAGAATCTTGACCAAACCAATTTTAAAAGAAATTCGTAATAAGTTCAGAATTGTTAAGGAGCAACGTAATAAACAAGAAAAAGAATCAGAATTGGAAATTTCAAAGAATATTAACTATAAACCAGATATGAAGAAGCGTGCTATTTTACAGAATGTAAAAAACACAAAGAGGCTTCAATTGAAACATACTCCAGTTCCTAACCTAAATTTAACTCCTCCTAAATGGAATAAGGGTGATGTAGTAAATTATAATCTTATTGATGGTAATAAAATCAAGTGTGTTATTGTAGATGTTCATCTAGGGGACGTAATACCATATTATACTATTAAATGTAATCGTACAGAAACTGAGAAACAGACAGTTGAATCTCGTTTAGAGGATATACCTCCTCAAAAAGAATTTTCTAAAGGTAATACTCCTGTGTTTGGTAATACTCCTGTGTTTGGTAATACTCCTGTGTTTGGTAATACTCCTGTGTTTGGTAGTTCTTCAGTAGGTACTCAAGGTTTTTCTAAAGGTAATACTCCTGTGTTTGGTAGTTCTTCAGTAGGTACTCAAGGTTTTTCTAAAGGTAATACTCCTGTG